ACAGGCGGTTGTCGGTTCAACTCCGTCCCGATGCTCCATTTAAGGGTGCGTAGTTCAAAGGTCAGAACACCCTGCTCATAACGGGAGAGACGCTGGTTCAAATCCAGCCACACCCAATTCGACCTGATAGTTCAATGGACAGAACCGGCGGCTTCTATCCGCCTAATACAGGTTCGAGTCCTGTTCGGGTCACCAATTACGCGGAAGGTTGTGCGGCGTTCCCAAAATGCCTGCCAGAGCGCAAGCTCTCTTTCCGCACTCTTTAGAACCGTGGTGTAATGGTAGCACAGGAGTTTTTGGTTCTCCTTGTCGGGGTTCGAGTCCCTGCGGTTCTGCCACTTAAAAGTTAATTTCAATCTTCTTTTTCAGCCGGGTTATGCTGGGGTCACCTACTGAAAAGATAAGCAGCTGGTGTCCTCCCGTTCTGCCTTTTGCAATAAGCTCATGTGGTTCTTTGGGAACATTTTTTAATTTTTCCAACTTTATTCCGGGCCAAGACTTTTCTTGCGAGGTATGGCCAGAGAAGTGCTCCATCCTGTGACAGTTTGCACATAAAAGCATACACTTATCAAGTTCGCTCAACAGTCGTTCCTTGTTCCAAGCCCGCCACTTGCCCCAATCGGCATCTTTCATAGCAGGGTCTTTATGGTGAAAGTCAAAGATAGCGGCATTGCTTCCTGCATGCTGGATTCCGCATTTCTCGCATTTTCCACCTTTATATTTAATGGCATCCTTCTTTTTTGTAGCAAGCCTATTGTGTTGATAAGCCGAATAGCAGCTCCGACATCGGTGCATAATCCGAATGGCTCTGCGAATTGTGCCACATTTTTTCTGGAATGCCTCCATCGGTTTGTGCAGGCCGCATACTGAACATTCCTTAAGGTCTTGTGATTCTTTTTCTGACATAAGTGTTGACGGGTGAACAGATGGATACCACACCTAACAGCCAATGGAACTTACACCAAGACAAAAGTTATGTCTGGCGCACATACGCAGGCTGACCAACATCAAGGGCTACTCGCCCTCCATACGCGAGCTCTGCCGCGAGATGGGTAACATCGGCACCAATGCGGTCTTTGGACACCTGATGGCACTTGAAGAGAAGGGCTTCATTAAGCGTCCACCCGGAACCGCCCGCGCTATCATCCTCTGTGATAGGAAGGCTCTTGCACGTGCGTGAGAAAAAAGTGGGCAAAGGAGTTCCGCTGGAGAAGCCGGCAAAGGTTGCCCGACGGCAGCCAAGTGGTATCCTTGAGGGAAGCCGAGGAGATGCTATCCAGAGCAGTAGCGGTGGGGGATTGCCTATCACTCGAAATGATGCGGCAAATGCTAATGGGGTTGAGCGACCCGCAGTTCTGCCGAGTCCAGAACGCGTGGAACCAGTTCCTGCAATCCCACAAGAGCCCAAGCGACTTGGGCCTCGACCCGGATTCATCACCGAGCGGACTTACGTCCACACCTCAAGCCCTTGGTGCGTCTTCAGACACCGCACAAGCCGAGCTGGAACACAGAAAACAAAGCACGCCCACATAACCCTACCATACTCAATGGCGGCTAAGATTGTGGAGGAGCGCAAGAAGCTGGAAGTTTGGATAGACCGATGCGTCAACTCCATTGAGGACTACCAAGCCCTGATGTCCAACCCGCAATGGATGACCGAAGACAGAGAGAAGCAGATTGAAAGAATCATGTCGACTTTGCAGAACCGCCTAACCAATCTAAAGAGACTGAACAAATGAGCAGATTTAAAAAGCCCCTTGGCATCAGCGTCTTGGATGCTGGTTACGAGCGCATCCATCACATCTACGACACCCACGACACTCCGGTAGTGCTATTCTCTGGGGGTAAGGACTCGCAGGTCCTCCTACACATGACTTGGGAGGTGGCCCAACAGCGAGGCTTGGATTTCGTGAATTGTGTATTCCGACACGACGAGTTCACACTCGCACCGACGGTGGACATCGTTCGCCACTATGCAGCTTTCCCTTGGGTGCGTATGCACCACCTGTGCATCCCAGAGCCGGGTTTGCGGTATGTCTTTGATAAGCCCATCCATTACCAGCAGTGGGACAAGAACAGAGAGAACCTAAGACCGATGCCGGACTATGCCATTCGCCCAGAGGCGAAGGATTGGGAACGCGATTGGTGGGACCACGAGGTCGAGGAATACCAATGCCAATACTTTGTCGGAAAGGTCGCGCAGCTTAATGGCATCCGCGCCAGCGAGAGTAGGTTCCGTTGGCGTGGCTCTGTGAATAAGCTTGTGGAGAACTACATCAACAAGTCGCTGGGCTGGAAGCCCGCCACTCTGTGTAAGCCCCTGTATGATTGGGAGGAGAAGGACATCCTGAAATACCTTTACGACGCCAAGATTCCCTACTGCAAGGTCTATGACTTCCAGCTTTTTGCCAAGATGGAGCTGCGGACGTCCAGCTTCCTTCATCCAGAGAAGATGCGGCACCTTAAGAAACTCCGGCAGATTGACCCTAACTTCTATGAGCAGTTGCTCAAGATTTTCCCCGACCAAGTTGTGCATGACCGCTATGGCGATGACCGCAACGACACGGCAATCATCGAAAAGTATGGCAAGTCTATCGAGAGCATCGAGCAATACATCAAGGACCACTATCAGGAGGGGAAGCCTAGAACCCTTGCGCTCAACCGCCTCTACCAGATTTACAAGTTGCAGAACAGCGAGCGGAACAAGGAGATGAACAACTACCCGCTGGACTATGTCCTCAAGTATTTCATCCGGGGACAGATTTGGAAGCTCCTGCTTCCCTTCCGCAAGGGGCAGAAGGCTTGGGCCAAGCTAGTGTAGGGGTGGACACCGGACCAAGGCATCATGGCACGAGGTTATTCAACAGCACGCTCCGAGAGCGCCCTCCGCAGTCTGGGCGGTGGCTCTGACGAAATCGCATCTTATCGGCAAGCCCGGAGACTCGACAAGGAATACCTTGGTGCTACCAAGGAGCTCCGCTCGCTGATTAAGGACAAACGCGTCTACATCGGCGATGAGCTCACAGCCTTCATTGACTCGAAGAACCTAGAACTGAGCAAGGTGAACGCACAAGACGGAAACTTCTACAAGGAGGTTGCCCGCATTACGAAGGAAATCGAAGCCAAGGTAGCCAAGACCCGCGCCGAGTTCGGCGTGCTGGGTGACCTGCCGGTGTCCTATCCGAGACAGGATGCACAAACCCTGCGTCGTTATTATGACGACACGATGGTTCAGATGGCATACGTGAAGGGTCCGGAAGACACCAAGGCATCTGCCGGCAAGCAGGTCTTCATCATCGGCGACCAGCTCCGCAAGGGCGACACTTTTAGCTTCAAGGACAAGGACGGCAACAAGGTCAAGGTGGACATGGTGGGCGCGGGCAAGCCGCTGAAGGACATGCCTAACCTTGAAGCGGGCATCGACTTGGGAACACCCGTCTACATCCTGCCGGAAGAATACTTCAAGCGAGGCGAATAATGGCGCGAGGTTACTCACAGTCGCGTAGCGAGCTTACGGCTCAAGACCTCGCCGACAGGGAAGCGGCAGCTGAACGCGGCACCGGTCGCATCAGCGATAGAAACAAGATGCGTGCGGACATGAACAAGCGCTTCTACGAGAATGCGGAAATTATCAGGTCGGCATACGAAATCGCATCCGAGGTGCATGCCACCCAAACTCGCCGGGATGGAGCTCCTTACATGCAGCACGTCCTAGAAGTGGCAGACGGCACCAGAGGCCCCAAGGCTCGGATGGTAGCCCTCTTGCATGACACAATGGAGGATGGCGGCATCACCAGAGAGCAGATGGTCGCCAAGGGCATCCCGGCAGATGTGATAACGGCGGTGGAAGCCTTGACGCGTCCCCCGAAGTCGGAGCAGAAGATGACTTACCAAGAATACATCGAGAGAGTGGTGAAGCCTAATGAGCTTGCCCGCCAAGTGAAGATTGCGGACTTGAAGTCCAACCTGAAGAACAACGACAATCCGGGTCAGGTGAAGCGGTATGAGCGAGCTCTGAAAGCGTTGCTTCCATAATAGTGAACTGACGGTCACTATTCTCTTGCGTCATACGCCGCCCCCTTTAAGCATAGGGCTTCCCTTATGAGCGCCCCACAGAAAAAAGAGCCGGTGGAGGACATCCAATGGATAGACGTGGATACCCTTTCGGCTAATCACTACAACCCCAACCGAGTTATGAACGCGGAGATGAACTTAATCGAGAAGTCCATTCTTCGCACCGGATGGATTCAACCCATCCTCGTCAATAGGAACAACCGCATCATTGACGGCTTCCACCGCTGGACGCTTTCCAGACTGTCCTCGCAGCTCCGGGAGCGGTATCATGGCAAGGTGCCTTGCGCCATCCTCGATGTCTCCGACGCGGAGGCGATGATTATCACAGTCCGCATCAACCGTGCAAAGGGCACACACCTAGCGTTCCGGATGAGCGATTACGTCAAGGAGCTGGTGGAGAAGCACAACATCACCCTCGAATACCTTGCGGGCGAAATCGGTGCGACGATGGATGAGGTCCTGTTGCTGATGCGCTCGGATATGTTCGAGCACAAGGATGTGAAGAATTGGGCATACTCGGAAGCTTGGTTTCCGGCAGAGTCAGGCAGAACCCGCCTACCAACGCTGTGGGACTTCCAAGAAGGTGGCGAGGTCATTAAGAACAAGGAGCGCCAGACGATGATGGGCGAGAAGTTTGGCTTTGGTGCGACTGCCGTCGACCCGGATGACGAAGAGGACGAAGACGAGGAAATCATGCGATGAAAAAGGAAAAGAACATCCTAGGAATCTGTGGGTATGCGCAAGCCGGCAAAGATACTTTTGGAAATGCGGTCTGGGAGCTGACCATCCAGAATAACGTGGTGAAATACAAGTTTGCAGAGTCTCTCCGGGACTCGCTGAACTTCGCCTTTGGCAATCTTGGTTTGAAGAAAGACCTGTGGACAGAAGACCTTGCGGAAAAGACCAAGCTGCGCCCCCTGCTCGTCGAGTATGGTCGCTATGCTAGGTCAGCCGACCAAGATGTCTTTGCCCGCGTGGTGACCGATAAGATTGAGCACGATTTCCGTCTGGGCGTAACCCTCGCCATCATCACCGACCTTCGCTACCTCAATGAGGATGAACTACTCCGCACCTTGGCAGCTTCTAGGGGCTGGGGCTACCAGCGAGTCTGGATTATCAGAGATGGGTCTGAACCTTCTAACGCAGAGGAACGAGAAAGCATCCACGTTCTCAATTCGGCCTCGCCGCTTGACCGGAGTTACGTCGCTCTGGAAGGCAGAACCGATACCTTGGAAATGCGAGCCAAGGAATACGTGAGGGATTACATCCTATGAGGCGGATACCAAAAAACGAGCATCACCTCTGGCAGAACAATGGCATCTGGTGGATTCACTTTGTGCCGGCGGGAGAATTGAAAGAAGCACGCGTTCGGCGCTCGCTCAAAACCAATGACCTCACCCTCGCTCGTTATGAGCGGGATGAGATACTTGGGAGTATCCTTCTCACCACAAGGGGCGAGAACAAGAAGCTTACCACCAGCAGGAATAAATAACCTGCTGACCGGCATCCATCGCTCGCTTCGCCTTCTCGATGAAGTCGAGGTCAAGCTGCTTGTCTTCGGGGAAGCTCTTGCCCCAGAAAAACCCGCCACCGATGGGCATCTCGTCAGAGAGCACCGTGGCTTCTAGGTCAGCGATGTCATCCGCATCGAGCAGGAGGTCTACGCAGTTGAACTCAATGGCATCCTTCACGACGCCCTTGCGGACGGCGAGTTGGGTCATCCACTCATTGAGGTTGGCGTGTTTGCGCCAAGTCTGGATGGTGTCCACTTCATCTTCGCCGCGGTTTTCCTCCCAGAACGCTTTGCGGTCCTGATTGGTCGGCAGTTGGAGCATCTGCTCCCGGAGTTTCTGTCCCCGTTTGGAAACGGTGGAGGCGTATTGGTCGAGTCCCATAGTAGTCGTTGTTGGTATTAGGTTTGGGTGTGGAGATTAGAGAGTTTCGAGGGTCAGGCCTTCTTCCTTCATCCGACGTTCCTCACGGGCGAGGTAGCGGCGCATGTCAGCCATCTCTCCGACTGCCTTGGCGAGTTGTTCAAGCTCGTCGGGGGACGAGTCACGATACATCTGGACGAGCGTGCCGTCGGTGTAGCGTCCCTTGAGGACCATATCGGGGATGAGTTTGTCGGCCTTGGCGAGGGCGTCCCGGTAGTATCCGAGATGTTCCGCGTATCGGTCGAGGGTGGCTTGTTGGTCTTCGGTCATAGTCGTTGTTGGTATTTACAGAGGTTGAGTGATACCCAATCGGTTGTCGAGACTTATTTTAAACTATTTTCAAAGAGCCTGCCGAGCCTCATCATCAGCCCTACGATTGATAGCCCGGATGGTGTGCTGAACAACGGGAAGCCCGCGCACCGCATTGTAAAGCTCATCTTCCAAGGAAGGAGCACCATCTGCTTCATAACCCCTCCCGCTGCACCAAACCGACAAACCATTACCTTCCAGCAAAAGCCGGATGGTGATGGACTCCTCCTTGCCCTTGAGACGGGACTCAAGGTTGAAATCGTAAGACTGCTGCTCGCAGTCTGCCAAGTAGATGGAGAACTCCGATGAGACTGTAGCGATAAGCGAGGTGTTAGGCATAGTTAGATTTGCTTGAGAGCGAGTTTGACCTGCTGGCGCACCTCTGCCTCCCATCCTGCTGGAACTTCGTCCAGAGGGATGCGGGAGAGCTGACGTTCAAGGTCTTCAAGGAAGGTCTGGTCCTTCCCGTGTGCTAGGCACATTAGCCAAGAGCCGGTGTCGTCGAACAACTCAAGCGTGTGCGAGCCGTTGTCTTCGGGGCAAAGGATGGCTTTCACTTGATGGAGGCGGTAGCACCCTCATGGGCGACTGCGAGCTCCTGCGAGGCAAGGAGAGCAAAGTTGCTTGCAGCAACAAGGTGGTCAATCCTTGTCCAGCCGGTTGCGGCGTTAGCCATGATGGTAGCCTCCGTCGCTTTGGCGAGGAAGAGGGTAGCTTTTTCGGTGTGCGTCATAGGATTAGAGGGACTTGATGTATGCGGTGAGGAAGGTGTCGGAGATGGGAGCAACCTTCGGCATCTGCACGATGGTCTTCGGGAGAGACTTGTTCTCCTTGACCTTCGCGTTGTGGGCGTAGCGCTTGTTGAGCTCACGGTTAAGGGTGAGGCACTTTTTGAGGTCGGCGTTATTTAGTTTTGGCATGGGATTGGTAGGTATGGGCAAGCGGATGGGTTTGTCAAGCGTGCTTCTGCATCTTCTTGGACGTGCCGTCCTTGAAGTGAACAACGACAGGGCTGGAGCTCCAATGGGAGTCCACGGCTTCCTCGGCAGAGCCAAAGCCGGTGTCGGAGTCGAACGCCTCGGAGAAGCGTGGGCCACAGCAATCGCAGAAGGAGCGAGAGAACACGCCAGCCTTCTTTGCACGCTTGTTGGCTTCCTTGGGAGAGGATGCTTCAAAGACGCAGCCACCTTCGTCGACGACTTCATCGACATGGAAGAAGCCACCGCTGTTGTTTTGGGAGAAATGGAAGAACTTGGTCATAGGAGGAAGTGTGAACGAGCGGTTGGGTTTTGTCGAGTTTTATTTTCTGCTATTTTGTGCTTGCCAGAAACCAATCGGTTGAGCATAACACTCCTTATGAATACGCACACTATCAATATGCTCGCCTTCAATGAGGGCATGTCCTTCGGGGGCGACGGCACTCGCTCCGGTGACTTCTTCCACAATGAGGTCAAGCCCCTGCTCGATGCTAATCCTACGATGGAGCTGGTCATTGACATGACCGGCATCGACTCGATGACCGACTCCTTCTGCCACGCCTTCTTCGTCCCTGTATGGTTCGAGAAGTTCAAGGGACGTCCGGTGCGCTTCAAGGGCTGCACCCCCCTTGTTCAGGACTTCATCCTGTTCAGCCGAACCCTTGCCGAGGGCGACATGAAAAATAGTCAAAAATAAGTTTGACACGCAACCCCTTGTCTATCTAACTACCTCTACCAACCCAACGACACATATGCAAATCACGCTCAAAAACTTCAAGCACGCCGCCTTCGCCTCCGAGGAGACTTACTGCTTCCAAGCCACCGTCTATGTAGACGGCATCAAGGTCGGCGTCGCCGGAAACGACGGACACGGCGGTTGCACTTACATCCACTTCGACGAAGCCCACCGTGGCAAGTTCACGCAGGAGCAGGAGTCCGCTATGGAAGATGCGGTGGATACCGAGTGTCATAAACTTGTCTGCGAAAAGCAGGACAAGGGCATCATCACCTCTGTGAAGAAGAAACTCGCCAAGGACCTCATCTTCACCCGCAAGAGCAAGGCTGGCTCGTATGCCTTCTACAAGGACTGCATCGGTCAGCCCAAGGAAGCCGCCATCCGTGCCAAGTTGAAGTCCGACCCCGATGTCGAACTCATCCTCAACGACGTCCACATCGCCGTCGCTGCCAAGACCCTGTATGCCCACTACAAGACCGCTTAACATGAAACCCGCCACCTCCCCCCTCGCCCAAGTCGTGAAGATTGTAGCGACCCAGCAGATGAAGCTGGAAGCCCTCGAAGGACGCAACCGCGTGCTCCACAAACTCCTCGATGCTTTCGAGAAGGAGTGCGCCGGACGTGCCAGCGACCCGCTTGCAGCAATCATCAAGGATTACCGCCAACTCAAGACCAACATCAAGAACCGAGCAGCCAAGGAAGCCGCGAAAGCCGCCCTATGAGCCGATACGAATCTTTTATGAAGTGCCTGCCTCTCGATAACAAGTGTGAGCGCAAGCCCTGTTGCTGGTCCGAGCTTCGTGAGCGTGACCTCACCAAAGCAGAGACGGCTGTCCTCAAAGGACTCCCTGTGGTCGCCCTTGCTCCCGGACACAAGCCGATGATAGATGACCTACCAGAGGGAACGCCCCAGCGCTTCGTCGCCACCGTCGGTGAGCAGTGCTTCTACGTGAACACGGAAGGTTATTCTTACGTCCGCTACGGATTTAAGTTGTCAAAGGTGCTTTGTGCCTACTACGTTAAGCCAATGAACGACCCCAAGACCACTTATGTCACGCGTGAAACTTTCAATGAAGTCTACGCAGAACTCCAATCGCTTAAAAGCCTCCCGAAGTCGCTCGCCATTGTTTCCTTTGACGACATTCGCAAAGCAAACTACGACTCCATCCTCGCAGACATCCAGCAACTTCAATCCGAAGCAGCCGACCTCCGCACCGCCGGAGAGAACCTTCTTGCGGTCCTTGAGATTTCGCTTTCGGCCAAACAGTTTGCCGATGCCAAGGAGAAGTGGATTAAGGTTGCTCGCAATTAATTCCTATGACCCTCGAAGAACTCGAAATCCAGAACCGCTATCTCGCTTCCGAGATTGAGCGTCTGAATAACAACGTCGACTACATCGACCAGAAGTTAAATGAGGAACTCGATAAGAGCATCCAGCTTTCTAACTTAATCCGCCAGCTCCACGAAGAGTTAAGGGCAGTCATCAGTTGCGGGGACAAGATGTCTATCCGCACCGGACAGTTTGCATGTTCAATGCACTACAAGGCCGAGCTCAAAGATTGGGCTGACTTGACTGCGCCTATCAAAAACCGAGCATGAGCGACGTTGCACAACTCCAAGTTGAGGTAAAGAAACTCCGCAAGGAGAACACTCGCCTCCGAGGGCTGATGATTAACTATGGTCCCGCCCAGAGCCGTCGCAAGACAGGCGAGCTACGCTCTCGCTGGGGCATTGTGAAGGATGGAGTGATTGCGAACACGCACCTACCAGCCCCAGAGATTGCCCGCATCACCGGATTTGACCGACACGCCATCTATGCGGCAGCTCGTCGCATTGGGGTTGTCCTGCCTTCCGCATACGCATCAAAGCGATGAGCGAGCCGAAGCGATGGATGCTTGAGTGGGACGAGGACAAGGGTTGCTCCTGTGGTCAGAAGGAACACCCGCAAGGAGACTTTGTTTACTACTCCGCTTATGCCGAAGTCAAAGCTGGATGGCAGGCGGCTGCGTCCCGCGCCGTCTCTTACATCGGTCAGTTGGGGGACCAGTCTGCCGAAATCGCCCGGCTCAATGCCGAGGTGACTGATTTAAAGTCTACGGCTGACGGATTTAAAGCCGAGGTCGAGCGGCTGACGGCCTTCACCACCCGCACCATCATCCCCAACGAAATCCTACAAGCTCAGGTTGAGCGATTGGAGTGCGCCATACTTACTGGCAACGCCATTACGCCTGACGCCAAGCCTGAATGAGCAGGCCAAGGTCAGGTAAGCCGTGGAAGAAGTTCTCTTCAACAAAGCGACCCGCTCACGGCGGTGGATACCTCGTAGCCGGCTTAAAAAACCAAACCCCCTTGGAGTTTGCAACAAGTCGGAAATACCTAACGGATGCCAAGGCACATTGGGAATACCTGTTCCACCCAGACCGGAATAAGTGGACGCTGATAGTGTGAGTTGACAAGCAAGCAACCCGCTTGCTATGACGACCCAAAAAAACTCCTCCCTTAAGGCGGCCGCGGTGCTGCTTGGCGTGAATGAAGATGCCCTTCATACGTTTGTGAACTGCTACAACCCTAGACCGGGGACTCGCGCCGAAAAGTCCGAAGATGTTCTTGATGTGGGAACAGAGATGGCAGTTGCGCTGGATGCCATGAATCCGATACTTGCCCAGAGATGGCGTATGGCCAATAGCCTGACGCGTCTCTCTCAAAATGATACTGCCTCTCGAATGTCCTAAGTGCCAGAAGTCTCTGGATGGGAGCAAGGTTCTCCCGGAGTCCAGAGCTTTTAGCCTTTCGACATACTCGAAGTGGTCGACGGTGCAGATTGTGGTGGAAAACGATAAAGCTGTGGGCTTCCAATGCCCGCATTGTGCTGGAACTTGGGATATTCCTTGGATGGCAAAGCCTCCGCAGGATGCCCAAGACCTAGACAGTTGACACCAAGCCAAGTCCATTAACTAATGAGCTACCGGAGGGACCATCTTCCTTACTTCAAGGACCTCGGCCACGGGCAGATAATGATGGACATCGCACCGGATGATGGGTGCCTATCGTGTGGGCATTGGAAGTGGGGTTTCGCTATGGTGAACACGAACATCCGTCACGATTTGTTGACGGACAAGGAGATTAAGGATTACAGCGCGAAATCCGATTGCCTTGCCTGCGGCATGACGACCATCTGGAATCCGGAACCCGACCAACCTTACCCCCTTTCCAACGATGACCCCTTCGCAAAGTAAAAGACTTGAGAACATCCTGAAGGTGGTGCAAGACCTACGGCGCAGCTTGGACAAAGAGGCTGCATCGGGGATGACCGGAGTGGGTGCCAACTTCGGCACCGAAATCGACATTAATGACGCCATCTTTGGTATCGTCTACACAGAGAAGGCTTTATGCCGCATCTGGGAGCGCGAGGCATATGTGAGAACCCTAACACCAGCGACAAAGGCCCGCATCCGGATAAACAAGGACAAGCCGATAAGTCGGTGAAAAAGAGATGTCGCGCAAAATCCCCAAAATCGTCTATCGCCCTCTCGGAAATGAGTGGGCTTGGGGTCAAGCTCATCAAGACCCAAATAACCCCCTTATTGAAATCGACCCTAGACTGGGCGCTAAACGCCATCTCGAAGTCCTCTGTCATGAAGCCCTTCATATCGCTCTTCCAGAGCTCGTGGGGGACAAAGGGGAAGCGGAAATAGACCGCCTCGGCAAGAGGGTATCCGAAGTCCTGTGGAAGGATGGATACCGGAAAGTCCTGCTGCCCAAACATTCTACACCTGTTAAGATTACTCAACGAAGACCCCAAGGAAGAAAAAAGAAACCTAAATGAGAGCAGAAGAAATTATCGTCAACAATCCCAGAGCTCAAGTGCTCGAACCGGCAAACCTCTACAATGAGGCTGTCATCGGCCTGTCCTCGGATGGCAGACTAATCTACTCGGAGAACAAGATACTCAACGCCCTGCAAGACCTAGAAGGTCTTTCTTACGAAGAAGCTCTTGACCACTATGCTACGAAGACACTATCTTCGTTGTCTAATGGAAATCGTTTCTCCCCGATTATTGCGACCGAAACCGTTTGATAATCGGTTGGAGTGTGAGTTCTTCGACTGCTCTACGCGCTTCCTTGTGCGCTCGGAGAGCCGTAAGAATGAGGTCCACCTCGTCGACTTGGATTCCGAAGACCGTGGTAGGTTCGAGTGCTCCTGCGAGGATTGGCATTTCCGCAATCCCGATTGGGTCATCGCCCCTGTGCCGTATCAGTGCAAGCACATCCACAGAGCCAAGCAGTTCATCTATGAGTTGGCAGAGGTCATCCGTAAGGAGGATGCCCGCAAAGAAAGATTTCGTAACGCACCGGACATTTAACTCTTGCGCACGCCCACATAACAGGCATCACAACCTCCGACATGACTACCAAGATTCATTACCTCAAAGCTGCGACTATCCGCAAACTCATCAAGAGCCACGGTAAGCGCACCAGCGCCGAGTTCCTCGCCTCGCTTGACCGCTGGGTCGAAGACAAGGTGACCATCGCCTGCAAGGAGCACAATGGTGGCAAGAAGACGCTCGATGCTTCTCTTGCCCTCTACATGCTGGGCAAGTAAAACCTATGAACCCCGAAGCAACCAAACGCAACCCTCATGGCTTCATCAAGGATGTCGTCATGCAGGCAAAGGTGAATGATATGTCCGTCCCGCAGGCGGCACGTCACTTCTCCGTCAACCGCAACAGCATCTATTGGGCGGCACGCCGAATGGGTGTCCAGCTCAAAGTCCTCAAAGCCCGCAAAGCTTAATGGAAAACGCGTCTCTGCTCATCGCTGCCGGCGGTGGCATCATCCTGTGCGGTCTGTATGTCTATCTCGCAAAGAAGGCATCCATCAATGAGGAGGTCGAACAGTTGAAGACCGAAGTGCGCAAGTCTTACGCAGCTTTGGAAGCCTGCCAGAACCTATGGGAAAAGGAAAAGCACGACCTTGAAGAGCGCCTCAAGAAAAGCGTCGATGAATTGGAGGCATACCGGAAAGGCTATGTCACCGAGTTCAAGGCTCGCGCAGAAGCCGTAAGACAGCTCACCGAGAAGGCAAACAGGGTTCTCAACGAAGTCCCCACCAAGCCGAAGAAGAAGAAAAAGTCGTAACGGTTGACAGGGGGCCACAACGACGCGACCAATGAGATACCTATCAGTCTGTTCAGGGATGGAAGCCGCGACTTGTGCGTGGCATCACATGGGCTGGACGCCTGTTGGCTTCTCTGAAATCGAGCCTTTCCCATCCGCAATCCTCAAACACAGATTCCCCAACGTTCCTAATTATGGCGACCTCACCAAGTTCAAAGAATGGCCAATCGAACCCGGAACAGTCGATGTTCTCGTTGGAGGGACCCCATGTCAAGCATTTTCAGTCGCAGGGCTCCGGAAAGGACTCGAAGACCCCAGAGGAAATCTTGCTCTCACCTTTCTGGCTCTGGCTGACAGAATCAAACCCAAATGGATATTATGGGAAAACGTTCCGGGCGTCCTTACTTCCTCTGGGGGAAGGGATTTCCACAGCTTCCTCTCTGCCTTGGGGGAGCTCGGGTATGGGTGGTCGTATCGAGTGCTTGACGCTCAATTTGTCGGAGGGTCAGGAGCAGTGCCTCAACGGAGAAGGCGAGTGTTCGTTGTCGCAAGTGTTAGAGGCTGGGAAGCTGCCGCCGAGGTTCTATCTCTCCGCGCGGGCTTGCAGGGGTATTCTGCGTCGCGCATTGCGAAGGGGCAAAAGTCTGCCGCCCGCTCTGCAAAGAGCGTTAGAGGAAAAGGCGGCGTCGGAGCCGGAGAACTCTTCGGAAGCGGACGAGACGGAAACGGATTAAGCACGACTACCGGAACGCTGTGTGCGACGGGCAATGTCTTTGACGGACAAGATGCCCATCAGGACAGACTTATCCTAGGGGAGGGGAGCAGCTCGCCAGCCGCCATCCCTTTTCGCAAATCGAAGAAGGCTCAGTCCGAAACGGACTATGAGACTTGGGTTCCCGGCGAAACCTCCAATTGCCTGAACTGCTTTGACGTGGGTGATACCCGCGCAACGGTAGCCATCGTAGAGCCGAATCAGGTGAGTCCTACGCTGACAGCCCGGATGCAGGGTTCTTCTGGTTGGGCTCCATACAATGAGACGGCGCACATACTGCCCGTTGCCTTTACCCAGAACCAGAGAGAAGAAGTCAGGGAGCTGGGGGATACGGCAGGAACGCTGTCCTCGCAACCGGGGACGCACCAGCAGACCTACATTGCCGAGCCTGTGGTGGTCTTGGACCGCGCCGCATACAACCAAGGGGCAAACGCCCTGTATGTTCCTCTGATTGAGGAGTCGCACACCACACCAACCTTGGTGGCACGTGGACCCCATGCAGTTTTAACTCCGGTAGCCTTCTCGATGAGAGAGGATGCCTCGAATGGCAGCTTTGATGTCAAGGAAGCCAAGACAGCACATTGCCTACAAGCGATGAGGCCAGCGGTTACGAGCCACCACGCACAGAACATCATTGTTCAGCCAGAAGCATACATTCTGGACTCCTTTACCTCGAACTCGATGCTTTCCTCCAACCCGAACTCAGGATGCCGCCAAGCGGACATCTCGAAGTGTCTGGACACCGCATGCTTGAACCCTACGGCAAACCAAGGTGGGGTGGCAATCGTGCAGAAGCTTTACGAGAACCATCCGAACGATAGTCGGGTGACCGGACCGCACGACATTGCGCCGACGGTGGTATCCCGCTATGGGACAGGCGGGGGCAACGTGCCCCTCATCAACACCGAGAAAGATGGAACCGATACCCATTGATTCGATGAACCTACTTTCCCGTCTGGGGAAGGGGTCTGAAAATCATTCTATCCAGAACTTTATTCCGGGCGAGCCGATGTTCACCTTGACCAAGGGTCATCACCACGCGGTAGCTCAACCCATCCCCATCCAAGATACCAGACCGATGGAAAAGAAGCAGAATGGGCTTGGTATTGGACTGACCGGTGATGTAGCCTACACTTTGGACACGACCGGCAGCCAAGGCGTCGCGCAACCCATCGCTATGAGGGAATCAGGTCCCGGCTTCTGGATGGAGGACACTAAAGCCGGAACTCTCCGCGCCGAAGGCGAGAATAGGCCTTCCCGTCCCTCCCATGTCATTGGGGTAGTATCCCCAACGGTTACAACCTGCAAGGGGTCAAAGGGCGGTAGCTCCTCGGAAGCCATCGACGAACTCATTGCCCTCCACCAAGCACAACTTATGAACGAAGAAGAACCTATCACCTTTCAGCCCGGTAACCTTCGCCGTAAGGCGGGTGCCGCACCCTCGACAGAAGTATTCCCGACCTTGAAGTGCGACACAGGCGACCAATCGCCCCACATCTGTGCGCCTACCCTCACGGCATCCAATGACCCTTCCCGGAGTCCACAGAGCTCCGAAGTCACCCAACAAGTCCACTCGGTCCATCAGGTGACGATGGCCGTAAGGCGCTTAACCCCTAGGGAGTGCGAACGGTTGCAGGGCTTCCCGGATGATTGGTCCCAAATCCCTTGGAAGGGTAAGCCCGCTGAAGATTGCCCAGATGGTCCGCGTTATAAAGCGTGCGGCAACTCGATGGCCGTTCCGTGTATGCGCTGGATTGGGGAGCAAATCGACAAGAAGCACAAAGAGCTGTTCGGCACACCTTGACAACGTAGTAGGGGTGGACAGACTGCCATCCACAAATGGCAAGAGGCTACTCACAGTCCAGAAGCGAAAGCGCCCCCGATGGCAGAGCCAAATGGGAAGCGATGCAGGGCAAGAAGAGCATTGAAGCTCTTGCCCGCGTCAAGACCCGCCTTGGCAATGGCGACGTGGGCAATGGCGTCCTCGCAGATGGGAAACTGACCCTGCGCGACGATGACATCAAGTATCTCACGGAGAGCATGATTGGTCCCAAGAACGAAATCTCCGACATGTTCGACGAAGGCTATCCCGGTAAGACTAATTACAGGGCATACGACGCGGTGCAAACCCTCCACTTCTATCCCGAAAACACCGACAAGTTCGCTGGCGACATGGCTGGCTACATCGAGTCTGCCGCCTTCAAGCTTGAACCTAGAGACTATACCAACGACGCCAACTCTGGTGAAGCATACAATCCGGGCAGGGAGTTTGTCGAAGTTGACCCAGAGGTCCTTCAGGCAGACTACTTGTTCGCATTTGGCGTCGAGCTGGATGACAACTCGGCGAAGCGCCTAGCAGAGTCGTTCCGGGAAGCCCTTGGCGAGTCCATCGAGCAGTGGGCTGAAGACCGAGAAGAAAGACGGAGACGCTAATTTATGGCACGAGGATACTCACAAGCAAGGTCTGAAAATCTTGATGCTGGATACAGGCTCAAGACTTTTGGCGAGAACGAGAAGCAAGGTCGGGTAGAAAAACTTGACCGGCTCGTCGAGGGGAAATACATCACCGCCAAGGCGGCCGAGGTTCTTAAGGAAGACGGGTCGCAACATGATGGTCGTTATTACAATGAGTCCTCCTTAAAAAGGACGTTTGGAAAAGACTTTTTCAAAAAGGGTTGGGTTCAAGAAAAGAGTGACTTCATCCCCAATGCCGTGATAGAGTGGAAGAATCTTGGTGGACAAATCTTTTACAAGGTTAAAGACATAGAGATGTTCGGTGGCGTGCCTTACCAGAAGGACGGCAAGTATGTCGGAATGACCTACCTTATGTCGCTTGACGAAAAGGTTCTTGCCGAGAACGGAGGCAGATACAAAACGATTAAAGAGGCGATTGATGTTCTGGAGACAAACAGCCAGATTTCCCAAAAGCAGTCGGGCGATGCAATGCAGTCTGCATACGAAGCTGCTGGAAGCCCTCGTGGTTGGTGGGAGTAAGCCTAGTCGTTGACAGCGACCCAAGAACACTATGGCAGACAAAACCGGTATCTGTGAATGTGGCGACCCCTCTTGCACCTGCAAGCCGGGAACCTGCGACTGCATCCAGCCCTCCGAGAAGTTCCTCCCCAAGGAGGACAAGAAGCCCATTACCAACCAAACCATTAACGCCCCTGTGAATCCTACATCTGACCCCGCCAAACAAAAGGGCGAATACAACGCCCTTGCCTCCGAAATCCCCCTCGACCTCATTCCTTACAAGGATAAGCAAGCTGCCGTCGCTGATGCTGGCAAAACCGACTTCCCCTTCTGGTCCAAGGCTATTACGCGCCTACAAGAGGCGGTGGCTCAAAACATTGAGCGCCAAGCTACCAGCCAGACCAAGTTCACCTCAAAGCCCTGTTCTTGGAGAATCGGGAAGGATGGACTCCGGGAAGTAGCTTACAACTACATCGAAGAAGTCCGCACCGACATCAACATCTCTGGCTCTATGGCGTCCAGCCCCAAGACTATGGTGTCCTATGCCACCGTTGACAAGCGAGTGGTGCTCTCAAAGCACTTGGATGACAAGTCTGCTACCCTTGCCTCCCAGACTTACAACGAGTTCCTTGGTCTGACCAAGTAAGACCGTGGCACGCGGTTATTCACAATCCCGGTCGGAGTCCAGCAATGCTAAAGCGGAAGCTGTCCGGGCACAGCGTGCTTCTGATGAAGTCACGTTCTCCAAGCTGGCTTCTGGGACAGACTTTCAAATGTTTGACAGTGAGGACCTAGTGGTCGGCGAGAGCGTAAAGACTCTCAATGACCTTGAGACAAAGATAGCGGATTTATTTGGCAGCGAAGACCCAGAGGACATTTATTCGAGCTTCACCGCTGATTTCATTGATAACAACCCGGAGTTTATCAAAGAGCTTGATAAGGCCAGAGAAGGTGCTTATGAAGGCGGTAAGGAAGAAACTCCTTCTATCTATCAATCCTCTACTGCAACCGAGCAACGTTTTGATTACTCTTTTGGCGACGGGTCAAGTGGCACCTACACAACCATCTTAAAGTTCCCCGGCGCGCCGTCTATTGAGATGAAATGGTCTGTTGAAATGAGCGTATCATACGATTATGACTATAAAAGAGACGAAGAGAACGAAAGCATCTCCTACCGAACAAGGGTAAAAAACGTAAGAATACTAACATAATGGCACGCGGCAACTCCACACGGCGCAACCTTGCGCCCGAAGACATCTCCAAGCTCATCCGGGGAGACAAGACCGCATTGCAGGCTAATGCCGCCAAGGGTGGTAATGCTCCTGCCGCACAGCCCAATCCTACGGCTCCGGCAGCGACAACACCCACTCCGGTTCCGCAGAACCCGAATGTTCCCACCACTATACCCCTGACGCAGGCAGAGGTTGATGCAATCAAGGCAGAGTTTGCTGCCGACGAAGCCAAGGAAGTCGCCTTCAAGAAGTATTTCCAGAACCTACAAGACAAGGCAGAGTTTGACTCCGAGCAGGCAGCCGAAGCTGCACGCGAAGCCGCGTTTAAGGCTTACGTTGAAGGTCAGAGAAGTCTTGCCGAAGCTGCGGCTCTCGCCTCGCCAAAGAACGCTCAAAAGGCAGGACTCGCCAATGCCAACAAGGAAGAAAAGGGCAAAAAGAAGGAAAAGAGCGGCAAGGAAAAGGCAGGCGAAAAACCGTGGTATCTCCGCTCTGGCAGAGGTCCGGGAAGCATTTTATTTGGTCGTGGCAAATCGGGCAACATCAATGAAATTAGCACAGTTGGTGGTGGTGCAGAAGAGTTTGCGGTGGAAGCCTTGAACAACCTACGGAAGAAGGCGGGCGTCTCCAAGAACTTTCTTCTGGGCAAGGCAGGCCCCTCTGCCCCATCAGCTCCATCTGGTCCCTCGAAGTAAGGTGGACAGAAATCAAGTGCTACTATGGCACGTGGTTATTCCCAATCGAGGTCGGAAGATTTGCGCGAACGTAATGAGTTACGTGAAGCCGACAAGCCCCAGACGCCCCCCAAGGGAATTAGCGCCAAGCAGATTGATTCTATCTCTGACCCCCTAATCAAGGCGTTGGTCAGACAATCTCCCATTCTTCCTTCCAAGAGTCCAAGAAATCCCGGAGATAAGGATGTTCTGCCTCTGGATGCCATCTTTGAGTCGGTTTCGGAAGCCATCCCGTCGACCGATTTCCTTGAAAAGGAATACAGCAATCGAGCTAAGGCAGCCTATGCTGCTATTGCAACGGATATGCTTGAGCTTAACCTGCTTCAAGCGGAACGCGCTGGTCGCGTCCGGGCGGCAGCCGAGTATGGTCCCAAGGACGAGGAAGAAGTGGCGGCTCGTATGGACAAGCAAATTGCCGAAATCAAGTCGTCCCTTAAGGACAACATCCGTGACCTAGATGAGCAGACGGGCGGCGAACTTGGCATTAAGAGCATGGTTCAAGACTTGGCATACCAGATTACCCAAGGCGTGAGAAACGGCCTTGAAAAGGGCAATGGCAAGAAGTATGCCCCCACCGAAACGAGAGAGCGCAAGAAGCAGCTCGACTCACTCTACAACTTTATTAGCCAATAACCTATGCAAGCCTGCGAAGAAGCCACACAGCTCATCATGTCCTTGACCGCGCAAGTTGCGCAACTCAAGCAGATGACCAGCGTCGAACACATCTCCCGCCAGCAGATTGTCTCTACCGGAGAGGACATCCTCCAAGCTTGGATTAAGGGCGAGAAGCATTCGCCTGTCCTACACGCTCGGTGGAAGGAAGCGACTGACCCAAAGACCATCGACAAGAAGTTTAAGCAGATTGCCAAAGAGTATGAGGCAAAGCTCGCCGAGGTTGAAAAAGCCAAAGGCGTCCTGAAACAGCACGAAGCCGACCAAGCAGACCCCAAGATGCCGACGATTAAAGAACCGGCAGGCCCGCAAGAAGTCCCGTCGGACATCCCTGCTATTGAGCAACCTAAAAAGGGGAAGGGCAAATAAGATGGCCAGAGGATACGGAAAAGCCGGCAGCGAATCCCAAGCATATGGCGGCAGGGGTTCTGGCGGCGTTAATTGGATTATTAGCAAGGATGCCCACGACAATCGCATCGAAGACAACATCAAGAGCAACGCGTATGGCCCTACGCTCAGGGGCAACCTTGGCAACGATGTGGCTGTTGCCAAACAAGCCGTCTTAAAGGATGCTCAACGCAAAGAGCTGATTGACCAGAAGTTTGAAGCCAAGGAGAAGGCCACCGCCCTCCGAGGAAAATTAAAAGACTTTGACTTTGAAGATGGAGACGCTGTGGATGCCGCCCTACCTCGCTATCCGGGCGAACACGGTAAGGACATCTATCAGATGTTTGACGAGTCTCTGGATAGCCGAACGCGTGCCGCCATTGACCGTGATGAGCGCCGGCAAGCCCAAGACGATGGCGTCGGGGGTGGCGATGGATACTCCCGCAGAGCGGAAGAGTTTGCCAAGTTCACCAAGGAGCTGCTTACGGAAAGAACGGCCACCACGTCTTCCTCTTTTCAGTATCAGCGAGACGGCATCGGTGGCATCATCGCCCAATACAACCGAGACATCTTCAAGCGAGAGAAGGACATCTTCAACGATGCGGAGAATAAGGTGTATCGCTCGCAGAACCCCGAAGCTTAATCTATGGCACGTGGCTACTCCAGTGCTATGACCGAATCGGAACGCGTCATTACGGGCAAGAAGACAAAGCCTAGTGACCCGGCATACGAGCCTGTCCAGATGGATGGCGACTTGGTGCGCCGCAAGAACGGCTTCAAAGCCCCGCAGCTCCAACCCGACTTTAAGCCAGATAAAGTGTATGCGGAGATTGGAATGAAGTATCTCCGCGCCGACCAGAAGCTTACCGACCAATCCCCCTCCGAGAACATTAAGGAGAATGACCCCTATTGGTTCATCGCGGCCGCAAAGGAAACTCCGCGCCAGCGTTGGCTGGAAATCGGAGATGAAGGCATCCGTGCCAACCTGCGTTCGGCTGGATTCAAGGATTGGGCTAATGTCGATGGAGTTGGACCTGACCGGTTGATGGCATCTTGGATGCTCAACTCGAAGTTCTTTGACCTTTCTGGCAAGGTTCCGGTGCAGATAGCGCCTATCCCGAAGACGTTCACCAAGTAACTAAATCGGCAGCTCGGTCTTGGCGATGTGGTGCAGCTCCGAAATGGGGATGACCAGCATTCTGGACGCCTTATCGTCCCCGCCGTTTACGATGCGTGCTTTATAATCCGAAGGGTTTTTTATAGCTTTCCGGAGGAACGCCTTCAGTTGGACGGTAGGCCATCCATACATCCCGACAACAGACCCATCCTTGGAGAGCAATTGCACCCAGAAGTCAGACTCGGTGGTAGAGATGCCAGAGGCTTTGCCTCGGCACCAATACTCGAAGACAATGTTGCCCGTCGTAAACCATTGGTCGCGCTCGGTCTTGACCTCAATCTTCATACCGCCCGAAGTGCCTAGCATCTTCAACCATTGTTCGCCGGCTTGACCAAACTTTAAGTCGAGGTCGAACTTTGGATTCCAGCTCATTGTGTCTTGACGAGTGGTATGGTCGTTTGTTCACTACTTGTCAATGGAAGAAGAGCGCAAAACGCGATTGGAGAAAATGGACACCAAGTCGCTGAACAATTACAGGTTCATCCTACAATCCATAGCGGGGGACATCAAGCTTACCGAGAAGAACATGAAGCTGCTTGTGAACCAGAACACCTTGGACCTGACCCCGACGCTTTTATCTGGGACTGACACCGGAGCGCAAGAACGCGTCCATGCGGCGTCCACCGTCATCGAGGCTCTCAATAGGATACGCCAGCTCATTGACACGCTGCCATAATCAAATGGCGCGGGGTTATTCACAAAGCAAAAGCGAGCTTAACACCGATTATGGTCGGGAAAATCAATTGCTGAAAGAAGACCTTCCCCGGAATCCTATTATGAAGACCACCGTCGAGCAGGAGCGCGACTATTGGCCGATGATTAGAAAGTTTTACGCCGATGAAGCCAAGGCAATAGACAAAGAATACAAGCCAATGGTAGCCAAGGTGAAGAAGCTCCCAGCCGACGAGCGCATTAAAGTAATGGGGGCTATTGAAAGATTGCAAGACCTAGTTGGGCAACATGTTAATCGCTACATGAGCGACATCAATGAGGGGCAATCTGGCAACCTTGTTGAAATCAATCGGGCAGACACCTTAAAACAGAGGATTGTCGAGCGCATCGAGCAACTCCCAGAATGGGTCAGAAGCACGATGTATGCCCCGGCAGATAAGATTGGAGAGCTTTCGAGGGGGGCAGATAGACCTACGCTTACTTCGGTTGAGGGCGGAGGCAATATTGGCTCATTTACCGACAGCCCAACCCAAGCTGCCAATTTTGGCAAAGGGACAGGGACTTATGGCATCCAGCGTTTCTACACAGCCAAGGACATCGACTCTTTTGACAAGATTATTGACCTCCAGAGAGTAGCCAGATTTGCCTATGCTTTTAGCGCCAATGAAGAGAACGACTTTATCAAAGAAACCGTTCGTGATGAGCGCGAGTATTTGGTTACTGGCATCAAGTGGAAAGAATCCACTTTAAAAGAGCAGATTGGGACTGAGCGGTCTAAGGCTACCATATGACCACCCTTGGAGACTTTGCGCTCGGAACACCATCGCCCCGGAGGGCAGATGCCCGCCTTATCACCAAAATCGTAGATGGGGTAGAGTTCACAGGAAGCGTCATTATGCGGTGGTCGACGGCAGATACCCTTTACCTAGAAAGCTTGCGGGCAATCACGCGTGGCGGGGGCAAGACGACCTTGGACGCCGTAATAGAGGTAGCGGACAGGAATCAGGTGAACCTCGCCTTGTTCGCCCAGCCATACGACGCAAACCGCTGCACAGTCCGGATGACCAAGAAGAAGCTCATCGCATGGTATGAGCGCTTCGGCTTCGAGCATAGGACCAACGGCTTTATGGTCCGCAAGCCGTTGACAAAATAGCAAGATTACTATGGCAAGAGGTTATTCGCAGGCTAAATCCGAGGAAAGCAGAGAAATGCGCCGTCAAGGCCAAGCTCTTATTGATAAGGCACAGGCTATTGAAGCCAAGGAGATGGCCGATAAGGTTATCGCCAAGGAAGCAAAAGCCCAAAACCTTGAACCGGGCCGCGACCCGATGCGTGCGCTCAACCAGACGGCAGCCCTATTGACGGCAGGACCTTCGGAAGAGGATAAGAATATCCGTGGTGGCTATGATGCCGAGAGATTCAACCGCCGGAAGGCCGATGCCGAAGCCCGTCTTATGAAGGTGAAGGAAGTCCTAGAAGCGTCGAAGAACAATAAGGAGTTCTTTGAGAAGCTGGGCGAAGCCAAGGAAATGACCATCGAGGGCAATTACTCCGTCGAGAAAGGTCTTCTTTACAACGGCAACCTTGGTGGCAAGAAGCGTGCAGAGCAGTTCCTAGAATCGGTCAAAGAAGGACTCAAGGAAGGTTCTTTCGGCGACGCGTTTCGTCAGGCCAAGGTCACGTTCAAGGGCTCCCGCAAGGATGAGGTTCGGGTGGACTTCCCGGCTGGGACCGAGCTACCTCGCCGCTCCGACCTACGCTCCGCAATCAGAAGCTTGGGAACGGCGATGACATACACGCAGACGGAGCAGTATGGCGATGGCTTTGGCCATACCCCGATGCCCAAGGTGACCTTCCGGGTCGGTGGCGAAGAAGTCGATACCATCGACTACATGTAATTGGGCGGTTGCCCCATGCGCTCTCCACGCGCCACCCACCGGGAAACCACCGGTCACCCACGCGCCAACCCTGCGCTCCCCACCCATGCCCCACTTAAAGGGAAGAGCGGATGCGGGCCTCGGCTATCCGTAGGTATTCGGCCTCTTTTTCGATTCCAACGTAACTGAATCCTTCTTTAAGGGCAGCTTTGCCGGTCGAACCTGACCCATTAAAGGGGTCGAGGACTGTCCCTCCCGGAGGGGTAATAAGCCTGCACAGATACCTCATCAGCTCCGTAGGCTTCACCGTCGGGTGGGTGTTCTTGCGTTGGGTGGCCTGAAAGCCATCCGTCATTGAAGTATCCCCTGTCCCGTTGCCGGTTCTCATGTGCGCGGGCTTCTCTTTGGTTTCCAGCTCGTCGCAACCCTCATCCCTATCCTTCTTGGTGGCTTTGGGGCAGTAAAAGAACCGGGCGGCTGAACCTTTGTCGCCATAAAAGGTCGCGCCATCATCGCCCCTTTGGGCATAGTCATTGTAGATACCATTGGACTCCCCTGAATGACCGCTCTTTACCGGAGCTGCCGCTCCAGCGTTGGAGGGAAATAGGTCAAGGACTTGTTGCGAGCCATCGTGCATCAGGTTGGCTGGGAAGCGACCAAGGTTTGACGATGAAACATCCTTACCTTCGTATTTTCCGTAAACATTGGCTGCCATTTTGTCAGATTTCCAAGTTCCTTTTCCTCCGAGTCTTGGGTCGTCAAAGGCAGGGTCTGCCGCCACCCGGCATCCATCTATGTTCAGCCCTCCTGTGCCATACTTCAGGACGTTCTCGGCCACAGTTCCCTCAACAGGCTTCCTCGCCAGCACAATAGGCTCATGGGCGGGCTTGAGCGCCGTCCCCCATCCGTCCCATTGTTTTGCGGCTTCGGTAGCCGGTGCTTTGTATTCATAATCACCACTTGTATTGTTTTCGTTCCAACCGTTCTGGTCATCAAACGGTTTTACATTTCTTGACCTCTTTCCAATAACTTCGGTTCTTTCTACGCCCGCGGCTTTATCCAGCGCCTTGCTAATGTTGTGTGACTTCGGAAAGCCAGAGCCATACACCCACATAAGCTGGTCACGCACCTCAAAGCCAGCATCCTCGATGGCAACCGCCATCCGGTGATAAGTTCTCGACCCTCCGAACGATAGGATATGCCCGCCGGGTTTCAGGACGCGGAAAACCTCTGCCCACATCGTTTTGTCATAAGCGATGCCCGACGCATCCCAAGACTTTCCCATAAAGCCCAGCTCATAAGGCGGGTCGGTGACCACCGCGTCTATCGAATCACTAGGCAGGGTCTTCAAAACCTCCCGGCAATCACCCTCCAGCAGCTTGAAATCAGCCATTGGGCTTCCGCAGCAGAGGATTATGCACGTTAAAATACCAATCGGCGAGCAATAGGGCATCTGCCGTCTGGTTGGTCAGGTCTTTCCGCTCTCCATAATGCTCTCTGGCATAGATGGTCAGCTGCTTTTTCCATTCAGCGTGCTTGATTTCTCCGCGTTTGATGCCCTTCTCGTCCCGGATGTGGCGTTGCCACTCAACGGGGGTTACCTCTAATGGTCTTAGGTTCTTTGCCGCCAGATAGCCCAAGGTAATGCCAAAGGCTTCAAAGAGGACTGCGATGCGGGACGAGGGAATCATAGTCCCCATGAAGCGGGGCGGCCGCTCTATGACGACCTCTTGGATGTCCGCTGTGATGGCGAAGTGCCGGTCAAGGACAGGCTTCAAGGTTTCCATCGTATCCCCTGTTAGCTTCTCAAGGGTGTATTGGTGGGTCTTTAAATCCCAGACGCAGATGCCACCGTTGGCTCCGCTGTCGATGCAGATGAGTTTCATTTCTTTACTGTTATTAGGAGGCAGATATTGGCCACACTATAACATCCCCACATGACCGCAAGGGCATAACGCCCTGTGTAAACATTGGCTACGGCCGCAGAGAAGTATGCGGCAGAGGCGATACCCGGCACGATGACCGTGGTGAAGTATTCAATGCTCACCGAGGGGGCATCTCCTTCATCTGTGTAGCGATGACCTTGATGGCGCGGTGCGTGCGTGCCGGCAGATTGTGATAGGAGTATCCTCCGTCCGCAAACTCCGAAGGGCCGCGGGCATAAGCCGCATAGATTTCCCAATAGACAGGCTTTCGGTTGAGCTTGGCTTCAAGGACACTCGAACACCAGCGGAGGTAGTCGATGGCATACTGCCTACTAACGTAAGCGTCGTGGGCATAAGACCAAGGATACTGTTTCATCCCCTCGGTCTTGCGCACCTTGTTGGCTTGGTCCCAAGCTATTTTCCACATTTGATAAGCTCCTCTTGCCTTGCCGGAATCGCCAACGGCGTGAGGGTTGTTGTTACTCTCTGCAACCGCTACCGCATCCGCAAGGTTATGAAAATCGACGCCCCAGCCGATGATAGGTGTCATCAGAAATAGTAAATTAGTCAGGAAGTTCTTCGTCATCGTCGTCAACACCTTCGAGCGCATCGTTAATGAGCTTCATTGTGTCATCAAAGTCAGTCTGGTCCTTATCGGGGACATCTTCAACCTCTATTTCCACAATGCCCTCAACCATACGTCCGAGCTTACCGGCTTCCACCCTGTCTCCCTTTGCTAGGGCTATGTGCATTGCGAACCACAAAAGGTTTGTCGCCGCAGCAACGCTTGTGCTAATGTTGTCGTTATCAACAGGCTCGCACAAAGGAAGCACAGTCTTGCCACCGATTTCCTGTGCCTCAAAGACAGAGATTTGACGAACCATAATACCTTTTGCTTTCAGTCAACCTCTGATGTGGACGAAGTGGAGTAGTTCACAACCTCGCCAATACCGCTTGACGAAACTATGACAGATGAGCATAACACTTTTTCCACAACCCAATATGTCCAACGACAACAACGGCGAAATCATCGAGGTCACTAACGCCAACCTCTCCAACGCTGCTCCTCTCGGAAACAGCATCTACAACAAAATTGGTGACCCCATCCAAGCCATCAAGGAGATGGGCGAGATGATTGCTGGCTCTGGTATGTTCGGATGCACCAAGGTTGAGCAGGGACACGTTCTCGCTATGCAGTGCCTCGCAGAAGGCAAAGCCCCTTTGGAGCTCGCCAAGACTTACCACCTCATTGAGGGCAAGTTGACGATGCGTGCCGATGCTATGCTGGGTCGCTATCTCACGACCGGCGGTAAGGTGAAATGGATTACCCGCTCCGATGTTGAAGTGAAGGCTATCTGGTCGAAGGATGGCAACGACATTGAAATCTCGTCCACCATCGAGGAATACACGAAGAACGGTATCGCCTGTGGTAAAGATGGTCGCACTCTCAAAACCAATTGGCAGAAGTTCCCTCGCCAGATGCTCACGGCGCGAAACGTGAGCGAGGCTATTCGACTTCTCGCCCCTCAAATCATCAGCGGTATCTACACGCCCGAAGAAGTGTCTGACTTCTCGTCGAATGACCGCCCCCTGCCGACCAAGGTGTATGTGGAAGCCCGCCCCATCATCGACGCCCGCCCCGATGTTGAAAACCCCGCACAGGTCGTCGTAGGTCGCTTGGATGACCTTCTGGAAAAGTATGAACCCGATGCCTCGGCTTACCTCCTTGAAAAGAAATACATCAAGGCGGGTCAGACTTATCGTGACCTCGATGCAATGACCGCACAGCGAGTCCTCGGTAATCCTTCCAAGATGATTTCCATCCTTGAAGGTCTGCGGAACAACCTCTAATCTTCTCGCTCACCCAACGACATGAGCCAATACCCGACTACTGATAATTCCAAGCAGGACGCTCCCGCAGTTGCGGCGGGGGTGTATGACAACATCCAAGCAGAGGACTACCACCGTATCCTCGGCCTAACAAAGACCGGACTGATGATGATGAGAAAATCACCCGCACACTTCTGGCATTGGATGACCAGCCCCTCTGACCCTTCCACGAAGGCGATGCACATTGGCACTGCGACTCACCTCGCCGTGTTCGAGCCTCACAAGTGGGCTGACGAAGTAATCGTTGTCCCGATGGATGCTCCCAAGAAGCCGACCAAGGCGCAGATGGATGCCAAGAAGCCAAGCGAAGATGCGGTCACCGCTATCGCTTATTGGAAGAAGTTCCAAGAGGATGCTGGCACGCGTATCGTCCTATCACAAGACGAGGATGCGGAAGTGCGAGCGATGGCCGCTATGGTCAGAGCAAACAAGGAAGTTGTTCCTTACCTCACTCACCCCTCTGCCAAGATTGAGACGTCCATCGTCTCCGTTGAGAAGGTCAAGGGTCTGGACATTGTTTGCAAGGGTCGCTGCGACATGATTACAATGGATAACACGGTCATCGTGGACCTGAAGACATGCGAAGATGCGTCAGCGGAAGGCTTCTCCAAGAGCTTTATGACGTATGGCTATTGGATGCAGGCAGCCCATTACATGAGCATCTGCCGAGCATCGGGTATTCCCATCGAGCGTTTTCTGTTCATTGCGGTGGAAAAAAATCCCCCTTACTGCACAGCAGTCTATGAGCTTGACGATGATTCTTTGCAGAAAGCATTTGCAATCCGCGCACGCCTGATGGAAAATCTTTCCGACTGTATCGCACGCAATGAGTTCCCCGCGTATCAAAAGGGCGTTAACGCCTTGACTCTCCCGCCTTGGATTAAGTAATTTTACTCTCCCGCAAGGGGCAACCAAAACCAAAAAAACCAAAAAACCAAAAAAACACATGAGCAAGTTCAAAGTGGACCTCAACTCCGGCGACCGTCCGGAACGCTTCTCCGAAGAGGGCGATTACACGGTCACCATCGCAAACGTGGAGCGCAATCTGACCTCGCAAGGGTTCGAGAAGGCACTCATCACGTTCGTCGATGACAAGAACCGCAGCTGTAAGGACGACCTGCTGAACAAGGACACCGTTTACTGGCGTCTGAATCAGCTCATCGTCGCTACGGGCATGAAGGTTCCGAACGGTGCGGAGTTCGACTTCGCCAAGAGCGGAGAGTTCTTCAACTTCGTCAAGACCTTCGTGGGCATGAAGCTCACGGTGACCTTGAAGAAGGATTCCTACGAGAAGAACGGCGAGACGAAGACCTTCTTGAAGGTCAATCGCTACTCGAAGTCCAAAGAAGACGCACCCTTCTAATCACTTTCCCCGCAAGGGGAGGGTAGTGAAGTCGTTGTCATTACCGGGTGGGGGGTAAAACCCCCGCCTTTTTTGTGCAAAAATAATAGTTGACAAAGGCTATCGGTTGTGAATTATCCAAGATACTAAATCAAATGAGTCTATTCCACGACCGCCTCAACCGCCTCGACAAAACCCAGCCTAACGGAACCTGCCGCGCCGGCTTCCTCGACGACGTGACCCTCCCGGAGCTCGTTGCTCACTTTGGCGAACCCGAAGTTGAGTTCGAGGACTACGGCGACGATTGCCTCGCCCGTGACGAGTATCATTGGACGCTCCACATGCCCTGTGGCGAGTGTTTCACCATCTACACCCGCAAGACCTCCAACTTCAAGATTGGCGGGCACTACGACTCCCACGCGAAGGTTCTGGCTCACGTTGCCAAGGAACTGCCCCTCTCCAAGGTCATCGAAGGCTAAAAATAAGTCTCGACAATAGCCAACCAATTGCCCAATCTCCCCTTACACCAAACAACGACTATGCCCAGCATTGCTCCTATCATCGCCCTCGAACAAATCGAGTCCCTCTACATCGGCAAAGGCCATTGTTGCCGATGCGGTTGCGGTGGCAATTACTTCCGCGTTGAGGAAGACCCTGCCCACGCCAAGAAAATCAAGCACTTCCTCAAGAAGCTCGCCTCTGGCAAGTATGAGGTCACCGAGCAGGATGGCTTTGCCGGCGAATACATCTACGAAATCAACCTGTCCAAGTCGGGACACGACCGCGTGGCTACCTTCTACGTCAAGCCTGTGGTGGACAACGCATCATAAGTATTATGGCTCGCGGCTACTCACAATCTCGCTCTGAGGGTCCGGGCTACTCCGAAGGTAGTGACCGCAAGAGCCAACCTAGAAGTGAATACCCTCCGGGAACGGACGATTACGAATACAAGAACAAGGTGTCAGCCGAGCTGAACAGTCTTGTTCGAGCGGGCGATGCCGACGGCAAGACCATCTTGGCGATGGATGACCCCACCAGAAACAAGCTCGTGGGAGCGATTGCCGATGGGACTACCGATGCTCGCTCTGGTCTGGACGACTTTGAATACCAAGTCGAGAGGGCGAACAAGGCGATTGATGCCGGCACTGTGGACTTTGAGTCTTACAGCGAGGCGGGTGCTATCCTGCCGTTGAACCTATCAGAGGTGATGGATGGCGCGGATGGCTTTGACATCATCAACGATGCCGTCGAAGACGAGCGACCGGATGACATCGCCGAGTTCGTCGAAGAGTTCGTCAAGAGCCGCATCCTCGATGCGGATGCCCTCCGAAAGGAGTTCGAGGAAGAAATCTCCCTTGCCAAGGAAAACGCGATGGAAACCTTCCTCACGGACTTCCGCAACAAACCCTAACAACTTATGAGCCGAGGATATTCCCAATCACAATCTGAAGGTTTTGCCAAGAAGGGCAGCCCTGCTGACCTGCGCAACCAAGCACTCGACGCCCAAGCTGCCAAGGCTGGTCAGCGACAGGTGGACTCCGCTCGCGTAGCGGTGCAAGGCATCTTGGATAACCTTAAGACAAGCATTAAGGGCGAAGAAATCGCCGAGTTAGTCAAATACACCGCACAGGCTTCCGAAAAGGCGGCCGACCATCTTGAAAACCACACAGAGTCAGTCCGGGTAGCCAAGTTGCTATTGGACTCCAAGAAGAAGGGAACGTGGCCCTATGAGGACTTTGACGAATTAACCAGAGGTATGGGCATCAATCTCCTGACGCCTGATGAAATGAAAGAAGCTGATGAAGATGAGGACGCCCCCGGCGACTATGCAGAGAAGATGAGCCAAATCCTTGATTACGAGTATGAGGATGAGGTTATGTCGGACTCCAGAGACAACTACCTTCGCACCAACTACGACGACTATGACAAGAACGAAGCCAATGAGTCCAAGAACAAGGCGGGCTTTGCCAAGTCATTCATCAAGGACCGCCTAGAAGCGGCCGAGAATACTGGTAAGGAATTGCAGGCAAACCTTGATAAGGTTCGCACCAATGCGGTCAACCGCTGGCTGAACCAGCGAGAAAAGGGCAACATCTAATCGTTGACACAAAACCAATAGCACTATGGCACGCGGATACTACCAAGCTTCAGGAACCTCTCGTTCTAACCTTTCGCCTGCTGACCGAGTTAAGGCAATTGAGGAAGCTAAAACAGCGGTCGCCAACGCCGACCGTAACTTTGAATACAATGGCTCTGGCAAGAAGGGTCGTCAGGCTCTTATTGAAGCCGAGGATAAGCTAGAAAAGCTAATGGCTGAACGCTCACCCGGCGCTCTTCCTACCAAGATGGACAAGCGTTCGGCAGAGAGACTGCACGACAACGCCATTTCCGCTTTTGATGCGGCATTTCAGAAGTCCGATGAAGACGGCAAGGGCATCAAGTTCAAGGCAGCCCCCGGCATTGTCACCTTTGGCGAAGCGCACACTGGCGGTTCGGGCTTTAGCGATGAAATTGACACCGCCAAGATGGATGTCGTATTCCACAACAAGGGTTTCTACTACAACTTGCCTATTCAGGGCAAGGGCACTGCCGTCATGGTTCCGATTCAAATCGAAATCAAGGATGGCTTCAAGCGAGCCATCACGCGAGAGAAGGACCTCGTGGAAGCCGGCAAGCACCTCAACATTGATTGGAACGACCTAGATGACGTCGTTCGTCAGAACGCCAATCAGTGGTTCAACCGTAAGGGTTAATTTTATGGCACGCGGCTACTCTCAATCCAAATCCGAAGTCGGCACTAACACTCGTGTCACTAATTACCAAGGTCGCCTTCGTAAGGCAGAGCAAGAGCTCGAAAAGGCTGACCGCCCCGGTTACAATGCCACGGAGCAAATCGCTAAGGTTCAGGAAATCCTACGGGCGGGCTTTGGTCGTGACGAAAAATACAACATCAAGGTCGCTCAAGCCCTCGATAAGGGTGGCAAGCTGAACATGATAGATGGCACAATTGATGGCAAGGAGCTAGCGCCTAACCTTGGTGCGTTCAGCAGAACAAATGTTAAGAGCCGGGCATCTGCCGATGCCGATGCGGACTTCAATTATGAAGCCAATCGAGCCAACGAGCAACAGGGCTTTATCTTTGCCAAGGACGAAAAAGGCGAAATCTTTGCCCTTCCTCACACTTGGAACGTCAATCGTGCCGCACAGACCGTTGGGGTCTTTCAGGGCGATACTCTTAATTTCCTTGGTAGCGCCGATGGCACGAAGAAAGCCAGAACCCTTGAGGTCATTGGCACGTTCGACAATACGAAGCGTGGTCTGAACCTAGCGGCTGCAGCGTGTGGTGATGCAATTGGTAGAACCGGCGGCATCAAGCAAACGGCGACCATCTTGACGAGCAACAAATACGAAGAGTTTACCAATCAGAACTTTAGCCGAAAGGTAAGCGTCATTCCTCCGAACGTCCGTGACCAGCTTAACATGGCTGGCGATGGTTCCAGCCCCAATCCGTCGGGTGATGGATTTGACATCAAACGGAAGTAAGGGTTGACTGTCTGACAATGTGCAAGGATGAAACCTTGCAAGTGTTGCGGCAAAGCTATTGCTCCCCGGAAGGACAAAACGCGCCCTATTGTCTATTGCTCGGCGCAGTGCCAGAATGATTTCCAGAACGCCAAGACCATAAAGGATTGGAAGGCGGGAAGGTTTGATGGACTCCGGGGCATCCAGCTTCAGCTCTCACAGCCGATAAGGAACTACATCCTCGATAAGGCGGGCCACAAGTGCAATAGGTGTGGCTGGGCAGCTCGTCATCCCACGACCGGTCGAGTGCCGGTGCAAGTCCACCACATCGACGGGAACGCAGAGAACACCAAGGAGAAGAACCTTGAGGTGCTTTGTCCCAATTGCCATGCCCTAACCCCGAATTGGGGCGCGGGAAACCTTGGCAAGGGTCGGACCTTGACCCACCGGAAGCGGATGACAAAAGGCAAGTAGCACTATGGCCAGAGGATATGCACAATCTCGTTCTGAACTCACGGGCAACCTCCCGGTGGGAAGATATGAAAACACCCAGAGCTTGAAGAACCTATTTCCAGCAACAAGGATTCCCAAGGCAGAAAAGGATAAAGCCTCCGACGAAGCCGCATTGAGCATCGTTAAAAGGTCGAGTCCTTACATCGGCAGGGGCCGCGACCGGGCAGAGGCCGAAAGCCAGCAGAACGACTATGCCAAGCGTCTGGCAAAGGCGATGGTTAATGGAGATGATTCCAATGGCGTCGAGGAATACTTCCCCAAGTCGATGAGCACTCAATTCATCAATGCTCTTGCCAAGAGCAACTATGCTCCGGGACCTTTCGACAGGGACACGCTTGATGCTGTCTCCAAGATTATTGATTTGCGAGTTGCGGACAACTTGGGAAAGCAAGACTTTTCAGGAGATTTCAGCATTCGCTCAGTCCAAGATGATGATGGATTTCGCTTGGAACTTTACACCAGCGAATACCGTGGTCGTGGGGCAGATGGCGAAAAGCAGTATCGCTCTTCTGGCGCAAAAGAAATCGCCTTTATTCCGCATGATGAGGTTTCGGGACGCATCACCAAGACCAAGGTGGCCAACTATCCTACGGAGATGTTTGAGTCCAAGGCCTTCCTTAAGGCCAAAGCTCTTGATGGCTACCTTGACGCCCTTCTGATGACTTCTGGCTTCTAATGGCACGCGGTTATTCCAGCGCGGGTTCAGAGTCCACGTCCATCCGGGCGCGGGCTTATCCTGTCATCTGGGAGAAGAAGACCAAAGCTGCCATTGAGAAGGTCATCGCTAGGCGTGGTGAGGAGTTTCCCAACGAGAAGGTAAATGCCCTGCTGGGCGTTGAAACCATCGCTAAAGGGCTTAAAAGGCATTCCGAATATGTCTTTCAATGGATTGATGTAGTCCCGTCAGAGGATAAAGACTATCCGTTTGAGCTGGAAGCCTCTATGAGCATTCCGGGAACAAATAAGCGGGCTGTTATGAAGATTGGCTCGTTCTTTGCCACCAAGGAGGAAGCCGAACAGGTTTCATACACAATGGGCGAGGGAATGGACATCGAGGAGAGCGGCAGGCCGTTGAACCTACGGCGAGATACTACCGAGGACGAGGAATCCAAAGCCCTCGACCAACGCGAGAAGAACAAAGTTCAAACCGTTGAGCTCGCAGTTTTCGAGCGCCGGCAAACATCAAAGCGATATGATGAATGGGTAAAGCGTTCCACAGAACGCTATTACGCCGAACAGAAGAAGGAAAACGAAGCAGCCATCGAGCGGAACAAGAATAAATGAGCAGGGGATACACCACAGGGGTGCGCGGAGGCTTTCAGGCCCGGAGCGAGGCTCCACGGCTCAAGGGCATTGACTTTATGGCTTCGGGGCGGATTACCAAGATGAAGGGCAACTTCCCTCTTGAGCGCGATGCTCGTCCGTCCAAGGTCCTAGTGGAGGCCAAGGACAAAGACCTTGTTGGCACCGAAAAAGTGTTTGGCAATCAAGACATCGAGCACGCCGCTGTCTTCGTGAAAGGCAAGCAGGTGTTTCTTCGCACCGACGAGTCGTCCAATAGCGTCACCTTTACCCTCAAGGAGCTCAAAGCAATGAAAGATGCAGTCTTTACCCACAATCATCCGGTAGTCGAAGGAGTTTCCTTCCCGTTCAGTAGGGCCGACATCTTGATGATGAGAGACGTCCGCGCTCAAGGCTTCCGGGCCGTTGCTGGCGGCACAACCTTTGTGATGGAACCCCCCAAGGACTCAAAGTTCTGGAAGACCAACTTCTCGAAACTCGAAGGCATGATGCAACAGGTCCTCGAAGTCCAGCTCAAGTCTAGGGGCGTCCCCGGCAACTCGGTTGACGAAATGTTTGCTCGCGCAAAACCCAAGGATGCGGCGTTCGCCCTTGATGCTATGTTGACCTTAATGGACAAGCAGCTGAACATCGGCTACAAGAAGCTCAAAAGCTAACCCTTTTTATGACCACAGGAAAATACAATACCACGAAGCACGACGTCCCCGCCGAAAACTTCAAGAACCCTATCAAGGATGACGCTTACCCGGAGATGACGGATGAGCAGAAGAAGAAACTTGAAGAAGACATGGCGAAGCTTGAACAAGCCTTTACCAAGGCTGTTCGCAAGGCTTTTAAGGGTTGACGCTCGTCCATCGGTAGATGGCAAGAGGCTACACCAAGTCTAATTCCGAGGCAATCGCATCCGAGATGCGTGCGTCCGGAGTTTCCGTGTTCACACCAGCGCCCAACACATCGGTTGCTGCTTATTTCAAGGACAAGCCCACACGCTCCCTGAAGGGGCTTTACAAGGAAGGGATGAACATCGACATTCTTGATAACACGGGCAAGTTCACGGCCGCAAGGGTGATGAGCGTCAAGGACAAGAGCATCTCATTGTTTCCTATCTTCAAGCTTCCGGGTGTTGCGCCCTCTTTCTCTGGTGAATTGACTTTCAACCTTGAGCGCGGACCCGACAAGCAGGTGCTTGGACTCCGGAACAAGGAATACAAGTTCCGAGCGGGGCTTTAAAAGCCCAAGGGACGGTGCATGTCTTTCGTCTGCTTGGACACAGGCAGGTCAGGGTCTATGAGCCATCTAACGGTCTTGTCGCAAGTCTTACAGGTGGACGACGCTCGCCAGAGGCGGGTCGGAGCACTGTGCATAGAAGTTTCGTTTGCCCAAAGCTTGCCGGCGCAATGAGGACAAGCAAAGGTCGGCTTAATGTGCTGTATGGATACTAGGTCGTCCTCTGTGTATCCAAGCTCGCGTTGCTTTTTGTCCATGCACGGAAGGAAAGTCGCATTCCATTCCGCATCAAGTCGGGAGAAGAAAGACTTGTTCAGTCTTTCACCTGCGTCCATCGGTCAAGCGAGTGTTGCAGCAAGTCCCGTGTGACCGTTCCCTTATCATCCTTTGGGAGGATGTTCATAAAGGCTTGGATGTTTCCCGCAAGGGCGTCGCCGGCTTGGATGAGTGCTAGGTTCTTGGCAGAAGCCTTTTCGGATTGCTCAAGGGTGTCAGCGATTCGTGCAACGCTCGTATTGAGCTTGTGCAGGAGGGCTTGGGTTGGGTCAGAGTAGTGCATCAGGAGTCATAGCCCTTGCGGGTGGTGTCCACATACTTGACGCGGAACTTCTTCGACCAGCGGACCTTGGGATAGCCCAATTCGGTCAAGCGGTCTTTATCGAGGTGCTGCCACTCTCCCGGAAGCGGGAGTTTGCCTGCCCTCATCATTTGCAGGGCGAGGTCATCTGGCAGGTTCGGATTGCCCTTTGGGGTGTCAAAGGAGATGATAAGGGTATCGGCTTTGCCGTAAGAATACGGGGCGCGATACTTGAACTTGAATGTAAGGTCGTTGCTCATGTCATACGAACGATGGGGAATGCGGTGTCGGGCATCAAGCACAAACTTACTTTTTCTTTGTTCGCAAGCGTAAGGTGCATCCGCTCGTCGGGAGCATCAATCATCTTTACGGCTTCGCCGATGAGCCGGAGGTCGTCGGGCGTGAGCTCGATGTCGCACACAATCGAGTGTGCGGTGAGGTTGTGCAGTCGGATGTGCTTCATGGTAGGTCGCGCAAATCGTAAGAGCCATCAGCCTTTTGCTTGCCCTCACGGACCAACAGGTCCGGGTTAAGAACCGCAAAGGTGCGGAGCTTGTGGCGCAGTATCGCTTCAACCTCTTTGGGGGATTTGCCCTTCCCTTCGGTTTCCACGAACAACGTGATGCCGACGTGATAGGTCGGACGCGGGTCAATGCCCGTTGGCTTGGCTTTGGAGCTCATTAGAGAGGGGACATGCCCAGAGGATAGACCTTGCCGTTAAAGTGGTCGGAGACGCGTCCTGCGGAGCCGAGGTCATCTTCCAGACCCTTACCATACAGGGTGAGGGTGTCCATCGCCTTGATGTAATCCCGGCGGGCTTCTTCGAGACGCTCTTTCGAGCGAGCGGACTCTTTGTCGGCGTCCAGACCTTCTTCCTTGGCGAAAGAAATGTCGTCGGCGAGCATACCCTCATAGAGGTCAATGTCCTTGCGGGCATCGAGCGCTTCAAGGGCTGCGGTGTGTGCCTTATCGAGGGAGTGCTTGGACTCGCTCAAGAGGCTGATGATTTTGTTGAGGTCGTTGAGACTCATAGTGGCGTAGTTAATGTTATGCCCGACGGCTTGGGTTGCGTCAAGCGGAAAAAGAAAAGGGGCAGGAGATTTCTCCCCCGCCCCCAGCGGTGCTTTCGGATTAGTTGAGCTTGATGAGGAGGGCTTCAACGTTGCCGGTATTCGCGGCTCGGATGAAGTTGTTCATCACAGCAGTCCCGACGCGTTCAGCGAGCTCGAAGCGAGGCTTCTCGGCGCGACCAGCGACATCGTGCGTGAGGTGTTGCGTGACGCTGTTGTAGAGGTTCCACAGGTTGCGTTCACGGTCTTCGTGGTAGGACGGAGACTCCCAGATGCCGACGACCTTCTCGGCCATACGCTCCGACAGCACCTTGCGGTCAGCGAGGTTCAGCAGGACACGCGAGCCTTCCTTCTGACCGACCTTGATTTCAGCCATACGGCGAAAGGCAGGCAGGGCATTGTGGAAGGAGTGAATAGCGGCATCCAGCGACTCGCCCACAAACTCGGTTTCAAGCGAGGAGGTGTGCTTGCGGGTGAGGTTGAGAGCGTTCACAGGGACAGCGGCTCCGTTAGAGCAGATGAGGCGGAACAGGCCGACGGCGAATGACGCCCGGAGACTGCCGTCAAACGAGTTTTGGGCGGTGAGACGGAAGTGAACGTCATCCTTGCCAATCTTACCACCCACGGCGGGGAAGTCATAGATGGCGCGGGCACGAGCTCCACCGTGAGTCACGATGGTTCGACGTTTGAAGTCCATACCCTTCTGACCGAACAACTTTTCAGCGGTGCTGAACAGCGTTTCGTTCTGGAGGATTTCGTAGCGGTCCGTCACGGTAGCGAACACTTCTCCAGTGTCCTTGCGTCGCGTGCCGAAGAAGCGAGTCTGCTCGCCGGTGGGGGTGAGGAGCGGGACCTGCTCGACTTCATAGTCGAACTTGGAGGTGACCCGCTCGTTGGTTTCTGTGATGTTGGTGTGCATGTGGGTTGAAGAATTAAGGTTTTGAGTTATGCGGAAGCGATTGTCAAATAAATTATTGAGCAAATCGTTTTGCCTTCTCGTTGGCAAGGTCGGCAAGGCGGGAGTAGATGAGGGTCATCGTATCCTTGTCGTAGCGGGCTTGGTCGTTGCGACCCTGCCCCCAAGAGCCTTCTGCCCAAGCGAGGGCGTCGATGGCGAGCTGGTCAATTTGGTCGTTGGTCATAGTGGTAGGATTAAGCGAGATGGATTTCGTCGTCTTCCGTTCCGGTGGTATCGTCGGCATAGTCCTCTTCATCTTCGTCCTCATCGGACTCGATGCGGAAGTCCACATACTTCATACAGAGACGAAGCATGCCGTCATAGTCGGTGCCGTCGGTCATAGCGACCTTGGTTTCCTCCTTGAACGCCTTGAGGTATGCGGGGGTGGCCGCAAGCGCCCTGTTACAGGCACCAAGGATGTAGAAGATGTTGCCGTCCGGATTGCGGACGATGGGTTTGGTGTTGGACATAAGGTGGTAGGAATTAAGAACCGAAGTCGTCGTAGTAAGATTTGTTAAGCTCAACCTCGAAGACTCGACCACCCCAAGAGTCAAAGGAGGACTCGAAGTTAGTGTCGGGGTCGGGGCGACCTTCTTTCCCCTCCGCGTAAGCGAGGCGAAGAGCGCCCATAGCGTTGGCTTCCGAATCAGAGGCGACAGAGATGCCGTATCCGAAGATTCCGGGGATGACCCCAATCCAGATGGTCTTGGCTTTCATTAGAGGCAGAGGAAGGCGACAGAGGTAATCCAAGCCAGAGCGACGATGCCGATGGCGATGATGGCTTCTTTGATGATTTGCATGTTGGTAGAAAGAGAAGGGGGCGGGGGGATTGCTCCCCCCACCCGCTTGATTAAGCAACCTCTCCGTCGAAGGAGATGAGGTTGGACTCCTTGATGCTGATGACCTCGGTGGCGACCTTGTTTTCGGAGCGAGCCGAAGGGACGAGGAAGGACTCGAACTCATCCTTGCCCACGGTCACACCGTTGACCTTGAAGACCACGAAGGCCTTCTTGCCAGCAGAGGTGAGACGGAGGAAGCGTTCGCCCTTATGCTTGATGACGAAGGGGAAGTTTTCCCATTCACCCCAAGCGAGGGGCTGGACTTCACCGCGTTCGTTAGAGGCGATGCCCTCCTTGACAGAGGCGAGGTTGGCGAAGTTTACGCCGGCTCGAAAGACGTTGGAGACAATCTTTTCGAGGATGACGCCCTTGAAGGCGGCAGCGGGCTTCGGGTTGGACTTGAAGGTCACCGAGGCGAACTGACCTTTGCAGGCGAGGAAGGCGTCGATGGCGTTGTTGGTGGCGGTGTTGGGCATGTTGGCGGTGTTGGACATAAGGGCGGGGGTGGAGGTGAGGGAGGTTTCGTTTGAGGGAGTGCTGTTTTGCATAAAAGAAGTTGATACTATTCCCTTCCGCTTGCCAAGCACAAAAAACAGAAAAAGATTAAAACATCTGTAAGTCGTTGATAATCAATGTAATCAAAATGTGCTATTTTCCTGTTTCGGGAAAGATTTTTGCAGAAAAATGTCGCATCAGAGGACAAATCACCCTGTTGTAGATACAGATGAAGCGCACACCCTTACGTCGAAAATCCCCAATGAAATCAGGGTCATCGTTCACTTCTCGCAAGCCTAGCACTCCGGGCAACACTCTTAAGACCCATCGGCCGATGCGTCGCGTAAGCAAGAAGCGAGCAAAGGAGAACAAGCTCTATATGGACGTCCGCAAGGTGTATCTTACAGAACACCCCCGCTGTCAGGTGTGCATAGACTCACCCGCATGCGACATACATCATAGAAGGGGGCGATGGAAGTCTCGCCTCTATGATACAGAGTTCTTCCTTGCCGTCTGCCGACCCTGCCACGACCGGATACATCACAACCCCGAATGGGCATACGCAACAGGTCTGCTCCTACCACGATGAGCTCGTGGGAAGAACGCCTCGAATGGAATATGGTCGAGATAAGGAAGCTCGCCGTCATCAATGAGCAGCGGGCGATTGCCCGTCGCGCAAAGGAGGCAAAAGAAAAACAACTCCTGTTAGATTCGGGAGTTGACCCAGAGAAAGTTCTGGGCAAAACAAGTATTCCTCAAACCGTATCACAATCAACCGCACGAAAAATGGAACGACATGAATTAGACCTTGGCGACATCTGCCAAGTCACAGCCGGCAAGTTTGCCGATAAGAAGGTGCTCGTCATTAAGGCAGGCATCACCACGAAGTTTGGACTCAAGAGCATCACCGTCGAATACTTTGGTCCTAACAAGACCGGAGAGAAAGTCTGGGTATCGCCTGAGCAACTCGCCTTCGAGGGAGAGAACGACCTTGAGACGGCTAACGCCATCAAAGAGGCCGACTACCAAGAATGGAAGGCTCGCAAGCAAGCAGGTGTCCCGCCAGCTGCTGCCTTCAAGCAGACAAAGAGCTGGAAGAAGCCCAAGCAGGAGTCCGACCCTTCGGACGATTCGTTTCTCTGACGCGGTAGTCCCCGCGCCGGAAGGCTGGGAGATAGTTCCCCCACGCATTCTCCCTCACACGGAGTTATGCGCCTTTGTCTGCACATCAGGAACAGGCAAGAAGGAGTCCACCTATCACTTCAATATGCAAATCATGCGAGATGCCGAGCTGCTGAAGCTTGTCGTCGAGTGTGAGGAGATGGACTACCAGAGTAAGCGGACGTATGATACCGACGCTCGCCCGGATTGGGATGGATGGGTCAGGGAGGCAGAGGAGGCTTGGGTCGATGAAGTAATCATGTATGGGCATGAACAGGCGATAGCGCCGATGCTGGTGTGCTTCAGGAGATTCCTAGTCCCGTTCAGGAAGATGGCCGCAATCAGGAAAGAAGATTTCCCGGAGCAAGAAGTATTCGGAGAGCCAGAGGAGATGGACACCCCGGACGTGGTGATTCAAAATCTCCCGCCCGCGCCAAAAACAAAGCCGAAGAAAGTTCTGAAGAAAAAAGATGACAAAGGTCCTGACCTGTTTTAAAAGGTAGTTGGTTGACAGGTGTTATTCACAAGGCATTTCTCGTCGTGACACATGACGACGATTTCCCCATACGACAGAGCTGCAAGATACATTGCGGCATCCGCACCAGCAATTTCAGGGGCTGGCGGACACAACACAACATTCTCAATGGCGATTGCACTCTATCACGGGTTCAATCTGTCCGAGGCAGAGACATACAGCCTATTGATGGCTTATGCGATGAAGTGCCAACCGCCGTGGTCCGAGCGCGAAGTGAAACACAAGCTCAAGGAAGCGATGAAGACCGAGCCAACGCAACCTCGCGGCTGGTTGCTGAATGACCAGCACGGTGAGCTAGCACCGCGTAAGCGGGGTGCCGAACCTGCCAACGTCACACAGTCCGGTAAGTTCAAGGTCAACTTGGGCAACCTAGCGACGGTCCCAGAAGTCGAGCAGTTCACGACGGCTCAGCTTCTCCAGAATTGTTTTAAGGATGACGAAATCATCTGCATCACCAATGAGGCGGGGCAGGATGAGGATGGAAGATGGTTCCCGGCGTCCAAGGGGACGTTCCAGACCGTCCGCTGGTGGTTGGATAAGTATTTTGGTCCTAGTCCCGAAGACAGAGAGCTTTTTATGCACAAGCAGCAGGGTGCATACATCCGCATCAACCCGATGAAGCCAGAGGATTACTCTGGCCGAGATGATTCGGTGGGCGTCTTCCGGCACGTGCTCGTCGAGTTCGACACGCGTCCCAAGGAAGAACAGTATGCCATCTTCAAGCAGTCGCAGCTTCCTATTGCTGCCATCATCGACTCAGGCGGCAAGAGCTTGCACGCATGGGTGAGAGTGGACGCCACAGACTTCGAGGACTGGAAGGTCCGTCGCAAGATGGTCTTTGACTACCTGTCCGACTATGAGCCGGACGAGATGACCAAGAACCCCTCACGCTGGTCTAGGCTCGGCGGTGTGTTTCGTGGCGCAAACGAGCAACGCGTCGTGGGACTCAACGTGGGGCTGTCCGGCTGGGACGAATGGCTCTCATACCTCGAATCCTCCGAAGTGCCTGATGAGATTACCGTCGACCAGCTCATCGAATACAACACGGACAATGACCCGACCACAGTCCTCGGCAATAGGTGGCTCTGCCAAGGCGGTTCGTTATGCGTCATCGGTCAGTCCGGTATCGGCAAGTCCAGCTTCCTGATGCAAATGGCAATCATGTTAGCCATCGGCCGACCCTTCTTCAACATCGAGGTCAAGCGTCCATACAAGTGCATCATTATGCAGGCCGAGAATGACACGGGCGACCTATCGGAGGCGTTCAAAGGCATCGTCTCCTCGATGTCCTTGTCCGAGACAGAACAGAAGCTGCTCCGCACCAACATCAAGTTCTACCGAGAAACCGTCAAGGTTGGCTTCGAGTTCGTCAAGCAAGCCCGCAAGCTCATCGTTCACAACAAGGCCGATTTTTTCTTCGCAGACCCGTTGCTCAGCTTTGCCGGCGGCGACATCTCCAAGCAAGACTACGCATCGCAGTTCCTCCGCAATTGGATTACCCCCGTCCTCATGGAGACGAACGTCGTATGGGTGTTCCTGCACCATACCGGCAAACCCAAAAACGCCGATGTCGCATCATCCCAGACCGTATCCGACCTCGCATATTCGGGACTAGGAAGCAGTGAGCTCGTAAATTGGGCGCGTGAAGTCGCCGTATTAAGACGCACAGACAAGGTGAAGCCCTTCTTCGAGTTAGTGATGACCAAGAGAGGGAAGCGAGCTGGACTCCTTGATAAGGACGGTAAGCCCACCGCATTTCTTAATCTCCGACACGCGGAAGGTCGAATCCTCTGGGAGGTGAACGACGAGAACATCCTGTCCAACTTCGGGCTGAAGGACCTGAACAAGATGATAGACATGCCCCCCACGGAACACCACAACGACCCGGAGCAGTCTCCGCTCGTCCGCTACATTGCACACAAATTGGGAGTAGGAAACGCCACAGGAGGCGACGTGGCAGCTCACCTTATCCGACTATCGACCACCAACCCAATCATTGTCTGGAACGCCCGCCGGGGCATCTGGACGGGTGTCCAATGGAGCGACGAAACCATCAAGACTCTGGAAGCCGACCCATTCTGACCGTATGGGCACAACGGACCATCATCCCAAGGCAATTCAGATGAGCAATTCTAACAGCATAGCGAAACGCGTAAGCGTGAGCGTTACCAGTAGCATTGCTACGTGCTACCGTGTCTATATGGGACTAGGAAGTCCTTTGTCAAGCAGAAAAGTGCGATTATTTGCAGATAGTCTGAAATACCCCCTTTTGGCCCCCCTTTCCCACCCTCAACCGTTGACAAATCCCAACCCCTTGACTAATGCCTGACCCCAATTACAGGGAGGTATCCATACCTTCCCATAAGCACGGCATAGAGGCTTATGCCATATGGTTCTCCCAACAGCCCATAGAGGCACAGCAGATGCTCATGGCACAGGGCCTTGGCCCAGAGGCCAGAGAGGGCGATGGTAACTACACCTTCGAGGTCAAGGCTGACCACCAAGCGTACGCATACGAGGACGACCTCACCACAGCAGACGAGCCGGTGGAAGCCCCCCGCACATACACCGAAGACGAAGTGCAAGAGGTCATCAGACGCGTAGTCATGGCTATGCAACTGTCCGAGTCACCCGACTGCCTCTTCCAAGCACGCTGTATCCTCATAGCCTTCGGCATCGGTGACCCACCATCAGAGACAGAGCTCGCCAAGCAACGCGAGTGCTCCCGGCAGTTCGTATCCAAGAAGGTCAAACGCATCCAACAACTGTTCAACCTCGCACCCTCCCAATACATGCGTAGCGAGGCCGCTTGCAAGGCTTACGCCGAGGCTTGGCAACGCAACAGGGATAAGAAGCACACCAAGCAGTCCAAGCGCCCACGCAAGCCCACAGATACCACACAGGAACTACCACTCCACTCCATCCAAATGGGACTAGGAAGCCAATCAACCCATCAGACCCTCTCTAAACCAATTAAACGCTCCAAGGGCATTAAATGCCCCCAGACCCCACCCCCCGTTAAGGAATCTATTACTTTCAATAAGGGGGTAGCGGGGTCGTAAGAACCCACGTTTTTCCCCAATTTGTTTAGACTCTTTTGAAAACACTCATAAACCAATCATAAGTATTTAATGGCAACACAGAATGAAATTGCTGCGGCATTGGGGCTAACAAAGGGGCGAGTGTCGCAACTTGTGAAGGAGGGAATGCCCTCGGATGATATTGAGGAGGCGCGAGCTTGGAGGGATGCCCGGAAAGTTGAGATGCAGAGGGCTGGGCATATTAGCCAGCCAGTTCAGCCGTTGAGGTTGGGGGACCTAGACTCCATATTGAAATCGGTGACTGGGGAGACGGGTAATACGGAAATGGACACCCGTGTTTCGGAGCAGACCGAATTGTGCCGGCTGACGCGTGAAGTGTTTATGCAGGCCCTGACCAGCGGTGACCCCGCACAGGGAAAGCTTTATGCCAACTATGACCGAGCGGTGGCTACCCTACTACGTTTGGAGAAGGAGCGGTTTCTGCGTATTCAGGAGGAGGGTAAATTAATTGATGCGGATGTGGCGGCGGCGCGTTTTGGAAAAGTGATGGGGCAGTTAAGGTCTTTGATAGACCGAGCGGAGCTGACGGTTGCGCCGAAGGCGAATCCGGACAACCCTCCCAAAGCCCTGAAAGCCTTCCGAGAGTTCAAGGAGGACCTGTTCCGCAAGATTTCTGAATACTCGCCTAGCGTCCGGGTAGCAGACGGGGTGGAGGATGACTCCCCCATCGGGTTAAAGCCCGCCCTGCCCCCCAATGCAGCGTTCTTTGATGCCATTGGAGAGGACGATGTGGACGCCCCCAAGCTGGGAGGGTCTTTGGAAGACTTTACCGATGATGCCTTGGGCGAGATGGAGGACGAGAACGAATGACCCCCGCCCAGAAGGAACAGATTGCCGATAGGTTGGAGGCCAAGATAAGAAAGGTGTTCCGCCCGGATGACGGAGGGGACATTGTGACTTGGCTTCAGGAGAACATCAGGCAGATTCCATTTTCCCCGATGCCTTCGGGATTCCGCGTTCAGGAAACCCCTTGGCTGGCAGAACCCCTGCGGGCGTGTGCCGACCCGGAGGTGCGCCTAGTGGTGACCATAGCTCCCATTCAGTCGGGGAAGTCTTTGATGGCCGAGATGCTATCCTGTTTTATTGTGGCACGCCAGCCAGCGCCCACCCTCTACCTGAACGACACGGATGATAATGCGGCGGACTGGATGCAGAGCCGACTCCGCATCCTTTGGGAGAACGTGCCTCCGGTCCTAGCAAAGCTGAACAAGGATGAGACAGGCAAGAAGTCTGGAACAGTCCAAACCGAGGACATGACCTTCTGGTGTCTGGGGGCGTTCAATGAGAAGAACCTCCAGCGACGCTCTATCCGCTGGCTCGTCGGGGACGAGACTTGGCTTTGGCCGCAGGGCCACATGGGGGAAGCTTCTGCCCGTGTGACCTCCTTTGGTTGGCTAGGCAAACGTATCTTTATGAGTCAGGGGTCGTTTGTCGGAGACGACACCGAAGCTATCTGGCACACCACCGATAAGAGGGTCTGGTCCTTTGCCTGTCCGAAATGCCAGCACCGGCAACCGTGGAGCTGGGAGTCTATCCGTATCCCGGATTGTAACCTAGCAGACGGGGAGATAGATTTTAACTCGCTGAAAAAAGGAACGATGTATGAGTGCGAAGGGTGCAAGCATCAGTTTGCCGATACCCGCGCCAATCGAGATGACTTTAATGCGGCTAGCTTCTATGCAAAGACCAACCCCCATGCTGACCCCTCGCAGGTCGGGTTCCAGTGGAACGGACTCTGTGCTAGGTCTTGGGGCGGTATGGCCGAGATGTTCATCCGGGCAAAGCTTGCGCTTGATTTGAATGGCGATGCAAAGGCAATGCAGATTTTCAAACAAAAGCAGCTCGCTCAATTCTGGTCTGATGTTCCAGACGACTTCCAGACCTTGCAGACGATGGGAGAATACAAGCAAGGCGATGAGTGGGAGCTCGAAGCCCGCATCGACCCAGCGACCAAGAAGCTGCACACCGACCACAAGCGAGAGAAGCAGATACGTGCTAGGTTCATGACCGTTGACGTCCAGCGTCAGGGGTTCTTTGTCCTTATCCGTAGTTGGGCCGAGGGAGGAGTGTCCCGGATGCACCGCTGGAAGTATGTGACCACTTGGGATGACGTCGTAGGCATGGCGAAAACCAATGAAGTCCATCCCGCCCTTGTGTATGTTGACTGCGGTGACCAGTTTGACGATGTTATCCGCACCTGTGGCGTCAACAAGTGGACCGCACTACGCGGTGACCAACGAAATGATTTTGCTTGGATGGTGGATACGAAGCAAGGCCGCAAGGCCATCGCCAAAGTTTATGCTCCTGCTAGGTTAGTCAATGTGGGCACAGGCGTTGTGCGAGTGCATCACTATTCTAACTTGGCGCTGAAAGACCAGCTCGCGCGATTGCGTAAGACAGGAAAGCATTCCGCTGCGATTGATTGCTCGCAAGATTACATCGACCAAATGGAATCAGAAGTGAGAACGAAATCCGTCGCTACCGGAAAACCAGAATGGAAAAGAATTGGTAAGCGAGCAAATCACTTGTGGGACTGTGAAGTGATGCAGTTTGTGCCTGCGCTTGCATTTGGTTTTCTTGCCCCGCCCGTTGTTGTGCCTGAAAAGAAGGAAGATGGGGTGCCTGTGGCTGAAAATCCTGCGACTCCCGAATAAGAAAATACAGGGTCTTACGTAAGTCGTTGATAGGTAGTGAGATAAAATCTTCTCAAAATGAAAGATTAATCTCGACAATACCCAAGCGGTCTGATTGAATGTTTGAGTCAGGGTAATAACTGACTGTTCTTTCAAACCAGTGCGAAAAAAAGCTACCGTAAGTCGGCCGCAACAAGCGGACGCAGTGAACCACCCGGCGGGAAGTCGGGTGAGCGAAAAGCCCAATCGCAGGTCGAAGAAGAACATCTTTGAAAGTCTTGGTCATCTGATAAAAAACTTTGGGGGTGCCGCAGGGCCAAACCGATTCGACCCTTTAACGAGGGAGGACTGTGAGTCCAAAACCGAATCGACCCCAATTCACTTTCAAAACGGATAGTCCGAGGTAGTGTGATGAGTATCTTGTTTGAGGCCGAGTTCCCAGAGAACGGTCAGCAAGAGCAGCGGTTGGCAAATCCGCTGTGCGCCCACCAGAAAGCCAGCACACCTACCAATCGGACGCGAGGAGAACCCAAAGATGTCTTGTCCTCAATCCGCCACTTTATGTCGACGCTCGAATGACCGAGCTGTGAAATCCCTCTGCGGAGGGAGTGCCGTAAAAACGGCAACGTCGACTCCACTTTATGCCGCCGGCTGTTCGGGTGTAGTGCATCGGTTCCACTGACCTCCAAAAAAAGTCTTACTGCTCTTGCAAGGTGCGTAAGGCGACTGAAGGAGACTGTATCTCGCAAGGGATTTAACCGTGAATCAAAAGATGCGACTATGACGAAGACACTGATACCGAAAGGTATCCTGCGGCACCCTTTATAGTCACGCTACTCGATTGGTCGAGTTTGCCTCCGCTGAATGTCGAAACAAACCGTGAAAGGTTGCAACCTAACACGCAGAGTTAGACACCTGTATCCTGTTAAACGGGATTTAACTGTGAGGCACTTCAGGGGATACCCTGTCGCAAGTTGCAGGTTCAAGTCCTGCCGAGACTGCCCTTTATGGACAAGATACTCAATGGTCGAGTTATCTGACCTAGTAACGCTATCGTGGCGCGAACGGAAAGGCAAGAGAAGCCCCCACGAAGGGCAACTCCGTGAAAGCTGCGGGTTCAACTCCCGCCTTGTCCACCAATTTCAACGTCAGCGCAATACCGCGTGTAGTCGCCTCCTGCTATCAACAGGGTCAAGGCAAGGGAGCCCTACCAAGCTCCGGTCCCGGAAACGGACCGCATCACACGGCAGAGCCACCCGCTAAGGGGTGGAGTGTTCTTGCACCGAAGATTGCCCACCTCTTTCGTGGGACGGTCGGAATGACGGGCAACAGGCGTGGGGTGCCGAAAGGTCCACAACTCTGACACGGAGCTCCCGGATAGAAACCGCAATAAGCCGCGGGGGAGACAAGGGAGTGCTGTCGGTTGCCGAATACTTTATCTTGGGCCACGAGGACGCTCATGGCGGTCATACGATGGTGGCGTCTGGGTCATCGACCTAGAACAGGCCCGCCTCAACGAAGGACTTTCGTTTCGACCCTTCCGTTCGTATGGCTGGGGTGGGGATGCAAATCGGAATGGCCGTCGAAAGCCTCCCCGTGCTGCTCCCCCTGCCCCTCACTTTCTTTATGACAGGTGTAGCATCCAAGTGGAGATGACCACTTGGGGTCGAAGCAATTCGATTAACCCAGAAATGCGGAACGCTGGCGAAGCGACAGGAAGGCGGTTAAACGCCTCTCTGGAGATGTGGGTGCAAATCCCACCACCTATCTCATTTACGCTGGAGCAGGTGCTGTCCTTGGAAGCCGCCTCGATTGGCGGTGGGGTAAGCTTAACAGCTTGCTTCTCCTGAAAAGACTCGTGGACGCCGGTTCGAGTCCGACCCAGCGACTTAAAAATAAATGTTGACATATCAGAACCAAGACCCCATAACACTTTCATTGTTCTTTCACTTTTGGCTTCCGCAAGGAGGTCAGGCACCGCAACTCGAAAAGACACACCGGCGACCAGCGCTCGCTTCCTGTCCAAAGGGAGGAATGAGGTTACTTAGTCAGCCGCGTCGAGCCTGAAATAATGGCTACCCACTCGAATTGGGATGATACTAGATAATCGAGCCAAGATGTTCAAGCAGACAAAAGGGGTGGGAGGCAGACCGAAAGGTCCCCATTTCTAAAAGCTTGGAACGTGCCTAAGACTTGGTTTGCCACGGGAGGAGCGGGATGAGCAATCACCCGCCCACATCATCAAGGTAGCCCCACGGGGCAGCTCTGGGACATGGGGAAACACCGTACGGCAAACCTTCCATTTCGGTAAAAGCGTCGGAAGCGCGAAATCGCTCCGGGGAGTTCAGGCATTTACTCCTGTTAGTCGCTGACTGCCGATTCCAATTTGAGACACCTACCACGGGTGGGATGTCTTGAGCCAACTCTGCGGGGTTGGCTCTTTTTGTTGGTGGAGGCGTTGACAGCCGCCAATCTACATGCCCGCAAACGGATTATTTGTCGGTCTTCCCAAAGCTACGATTGAAGCCATTCGAGATAAGGCGGTTACGTTTATCCTAGAAGGCAAGACTATCATGAGCTACGGGGATGGTTCCACGAATGCCTCGAAACAATTTGCAATGCCCCCGCAGCAGATGTTGCAGGAGGCAAATTACGCGTTGCTTCGGATGGAAGGTGGCCGCACAAGAGGTCTTTACACGAACTACAATCGTCTCGTTGACCGTTAATGCCCCTCGAACCCCAGCCTAATCAAAAGCCGCCCGGACTCGTCGACCGACTCCGAGTTAGCTTGTCTAATCTTCTTAAGCCCAAGGCTTATCAGGGTGCGTTTGAGTCGACGCGTTACAGCGTCCACCGGACTCGTATCGACGCTCCGCAGCCAACCGACTTCCGTCAGGAAATGTCGGGTTCGACTCGCCGAGAAATGGTGCGCCTATCGCGCTGGCTGGAAAAGAATAACGGCCTCTACAAGCAGATGATTAAGGACACCGCCATTTACACGGTGGGCGAGGGTATCGGGCTTCAGTGCTTGGGTGGAGACTACGATTGGCAGAACGTTGTGGAAGCTGAATGGGAACAGGAGTGCCTGAACCCGGAAGTCGCTGGACGCTTCTCGATGCTGGAGTGCCTATTCATTATTTGCGAGGCGCTTGACCGAGATGGCGAAATCTTTGCGATTAAGTGCAAGACGAAGAACGGCGGTCCGAAGTTTCAGATTATCGAAACGCACAGAATCGAGACTCCCCCAGACGCATCGTCGATGGTGGACATCTTTGATGGCATCAAGTTCGACAAGCTTGGCAGGCCGATAGCCTATTACGTCAAGCAGATGGATGGTAAGTTCCAGACCATTCCGGCGGCGTCTATGATGCACATCTTTGACGCGGAATATGCGTCGCAGAGCCGAGCTTTCCCACCCCACCAGCACGCAATCAACAATTTGCGCGACGAGATGGACCTATTGGCGATGGAGAAGGTCGCCGTTAAGGACAATTCCCGCACCTCCCGCATTCTCAAGGTCGAAGACCCGAAGATGGACATCGGCGATGTTGGTCTTGGTCAGCCGATGGGCGAAGGCAGCTCAACGACCGTGAACACCGACCCGGATGCGATGAACCGTATCCTTGGTGGTGTGACCGCAGTGCTCCAGAACAACGAAAGCTTGGTGTCCTATGCGTCAGCCAGACCCTCGTCGGCTTTTGCCGGATTTATTGACCACCTTCGTCGAGATTCGGTCATGGGCGGGCTTCCGTATGAGTTTGTCGCCGACCCTGCGCGGGCAGGCGGAGCTGCTGTTCGATTGATAGTGGCAAAGGCTGGTCGATTCTTCACCCACCGTCAGACAGTCATCATCAACAGATTCCTACAACAATACTTCCAATTCTGGTTGGGAATCAAAATCGAGCGCAAGGACGTCCCGAACGCAAAGAATTGGTGGAAGACCGAGTGGGTATGCTGTAAGTCGGTGACTGTGGACGCCGGCAGAGAGGGGCAGAACGAAAGAGCTGACCTAGACATGGGCAGAACTCCGATTAGCGATGACTTCCAATCTCGTGGCTACAACTTTGAAAAGACAATGCGCAAGATTGCACGCGACAACGCGTTCATCCAGCGAGTGTCCAAGGAAACAGGTATCGCAGAGGACAAACTGTGGCGTAAGTCTCCTTCGGGAGGCGCAGGTGGTCAACCGGGCGGTCCGGGAGCGCCTAAGACAATCCCAGAGGGTGCATTGGGCATCGTTATGCCGGGGCCAGATGGTAATCCGCAGATTGTTCCGATTGACCAGATTGCTGGCGCACAAGAAGGCGAACCGCCTGACCCGCTGACTAACACAGACCCAGAACTCAAAGCTCCTCCGCATCAAACAGGTTGGGTTCCAGCAGAAATGACGGATACTTCTGTTGACACATTGCCAAAACAGAATCCCGGTCTTTCCCGAAACCGAGAACAACCTTACCAACGATGATTAGAAGCGACCTAACTTACGCCCTTTCGACGGGAAAACCCCTTCTCATCGACCCAATTAAGGCGAAGTCGTTTCTGGCTAATGCAAATGCAATTCTCTCTAACCCAGAGCTTGCATATCTTTTGTCCCAGCACGTTTCTGGTAAATCCTATCAACCGAAGAAGGACGTTGGTCCCAAGGGTAAGCGTTTTGCGGCATCTGAAGACGACGATATGGACACGATGGCTGGCGCAACCGGCATTTCCGTCCCCACCCGCCCTTACATCCGTGATGGTATCGGGATTATTCCCGTCCGTGGGGTAATCGGAAAGTGCCTTAGCCCTCTTGAGGCGATGCTTGGATGCGCGGACATCGACACGATTGCCAAGACCCTAGATGAGTGGAAGGACAACGATAACATCTTTGAGGTCATCCTTAACATTGATTCTGGCGGTGGTTCTACCACCGGATTAGAAGAACTTGCCAAGAAAATCCGCAATTACGAAAAGCCGACCATCGGTTTTTCGGATTCCGATATGGGTTCAGCCGCTTTCTGGATTGGCTCGCAGTGCAAACGCCTAGTGGTGACGTCCAGCTCCTCGATTGGAGCTTGTGGCGTCTACATTACGATGAATGACGACCGAAAGAAGTATGAAAAAGAAGGCCGCGAGGTCGTAGTCATAAAATCCGGCAAGTATAAAGCGGCAGGCGTGGAAGGCACCAGCCTTACCCCTGACCAAATCAATGCCCTACAAGACGAAGTGGACGAGCTGCACCAACGGTTCATCCGTGACGTAGTGGCAGTCCGGCAGTTTGCGCACCTTGAAGACCTTCAGGGTCAGTCCTTCTATGGCGATAAAGCCGTGGCACGCGGACTATGCACGGGATTGGTGGACTCCTTCGAGGACCTCGTTGAAAGCATCAAGGCAACCCGCCGAGTGGCACAGAGAACTACACTCCCTTCCCTTTACTCCCAACCCACGTATCCTACCTCTTATGAGGGCATCCAACCGTACGGAGGTTGACAATTTCAAATCTTTAACAATCCCAAACTATGAGCAATAAGTCCGTCGAAACCCAACTCAAGGAAGCCATCGAGGCCTCCAAGCAGACCCTCGCCCTCTCCGAACAGGTGACTTCGCTCGCCCAAGAGAAGGATGCGCTCTCGAAGCGCCTCGCTGAAATCGAAACTTCCCTCTCCTCCCCAAAGGCTTCCGAGCCGGTCGCAACCGACCCCCTCATCATCGCCAAGCTGGGAGAACTGCTCGCTGAACGCGAAGCCTCTGCCAAGCTGATTAAGGCTCTGTCCGAAAAGACCGACGCCGCCCTCGCCTATGCCACCAAGGTTGAGAAGGAAGCCGCCAAGAAGGCCGACCTCAACGAATACGTGAAGCAGAAGATTGAAGACGGCGAAGAAGGCAACACCCCCGCAGAGAAGATTAACAACTCTGGCAAGGGTAAGTCCAAGGCCGAAATGCCCCAGTTCATCAAGGACAAGATTGAAGAAAAGGAAGAAGAGTCCGAAGAAGAAGCTTGTGGTCCTATGAAGTCCAAGAAGGGCAAGGCCAAAGCTGCCAAGGCCTCTTTCGATGACGAAGACGGCGATTTTGGTGACCTCGACGACGAAGAAGTGATGCTCATCAAGCAGTATCGCAACTCGTCCAAGACGACCGCCAAGCCGAGCGCTGATTCGACCCTCAAGTCTCCCCTCAAGGAAGAGAAGAAGGATTTCGGCGACATTATCCCGCAACCCGGTCTCGACCCTAACAAGAACAACGTCAACAAGGACAACACTACCTCTACTGGTATTAAGCTCGCGTCCAAGGCCTCCAAGAAGGGCGAAACCGACGTTGAAGAAATCATGGAGTCTCCTGATGTCCAAAAGGACGAAGGCGAAGAACATACCCACGAGCAGACCCTATCCACACCTGAAAAGGGTGCTAAGAAGGGCAAGAAGGCCGAAGAAGCTTCTCTCGAACCCCAAGCCGCTACTGCCGCCAAGGGCGAAGCCCTCCCGCAGGCCGTTATGGATTACATCAAGCAGCTCGTCGAAAAGGAAAAGCAGGCTAATTCCCTCCCCGGAATTGGCAAGCACGACGTTGTTGGTCAGCCCGACCAAGACGGCGAAGAGTCTGTCCTAAACAAGAAGGATGGCAAGAAAGCCGAGTCCATCGAAAAGTGCGTCAAGGACAACTGTGCTGACGATACCACCAAGGTTCACGAAGACGGCTGTGCCCCGACCAAGGGTAACACTACCCCTGTCGGCGACCTCCAGCCCCTCGCTGCCGAAGCCCCTAAGTCCTTTGATAACGTTGTCGAAGCCGCCGTTGAGCGTTTCGCCACGGTTGCCAAGGCAAAGAAGGAAGCCGAAGAACAGCTTTCCAAGATGGGCGAGACTCTTGCCCTCGAAAAGAACGCCAAGACGGAAGCCTATGCGGCCGTTGCCCAGCTCCAAGCCAAGTTTGAAGCCCTGATGGGTAAGGTTGCCCAGATTGAAGCCTCTGACAAGTCCATCGAAATGAAGGCCGCCAAGATTGTCTCTGCCTCTGCCTCCGAAGCAGTGGCTGTGGGTATGGACTCTGCCGGTATCAAGACCGACCAAGAAGTGATGAATCAGTTCGAGGCTATCTCCGATGCCCGTGAGAAGAACAAGTTCTTCATGGCTAACCGCAAGGTTATCGAAGGCGTTGCGATGAGCAACCTCAAGCGTCGCTCCCGCTAATTCTTAACACCTAATACACACAATACTATGGCAAGAGGATTTGGCGGCGGTTATGCTCGTGGCACTAATGTCGCTACCGGTGAACTTATCGGTGGCGGTGCTGCGGGCGGCGGTGCTGGTGGCGTCCGTCGTGATGCCGAAGTGACTGCATCCCAGCGCTCGGTTTCTTCTGGTGGCGACGTCAAAGAGGCTATTGCCCGCGTCCAGAACGCTGGTGGTGGCGAGATTAAGCTGAACAAGGACCAAGTGGCTGATGCCCTATCGTTGCGCCGTGGCGTGGCTGTGGGACCGAATGGCGCTCTGATGCTTGATATGGGTAAGATTTCCAACTCTGACCTCCTCAAGGGGCAGATTAAGATGTTTGATGCCAATGGTAAGGAAATGAAGATGGAGCGCACCGTGACCGTCCAGATTGTCGAAAACGGCATCTCTGGATTCCGCGTTGGCACTGCCGGTGGCACTTTCCAGCCTGCTCGTGCTAAGGCCGAAATCACCGAAGAGCAGCGTCAAGCTATTCTGGGTGCAAACCTACCGCTCCAACTCCGCGGCGCTCGCTTCAATCAGTCTGGCCAAATCAATGGCTTCAAGATTAACCCTGAGCAGTTTGATAAGCCGACGCGTGCGGTTCTCTACAAAAACTCTGGTCCCGATGGCACGATGCGTTTCTCGCCTAATTCTCCGGTTGGCAAAGCCCTTCAGGGTCAGCTCGGCGATAGCGGCATCAGCATCCAGAAGCTTAACAACCTCCTCGGCTAATTGTCCACAGAGGTTGACAATAATCAAACCTCGAACTTTCAACCCCCCAATAAAATAATCCTATGAGTAACACTCTCGGTGGTATTAACCTCCAAGTCATTGCGCAGGACAGTCTCACGACCCTCCTTGCTCAGTTCCCCTTGGTCAACAAGTTCACAACTGACTTCGGTGGAGACATTCTCCAGCGCGGTGAGTCCGTGACTACTCGCATCGCCTCTGGCGTTGCTGCAACTGACATTGCTGCCGGCGGCTACTCCCGCTCCAATGTCTCCTCCACGGCCAAGACCGTGACCCTGAACAAGCATAAGGGCTTCGTGATGGGCTTCGCTGATGGCGAAGTCGCTCGTGGCGGTTATGACGTTCTTCGTCGCACATTCATCCGCCCGGCTGCTCACGCTGTCGTCAAGGCGGTCATGGATGACGTCTTCCTCCTCTGCACAGCTGGCAATTTCTCCTCGACTGGCTACAATGGCACCGTTGCTGCTTTTGATGCTGACGCTGTTGCTGACATCTCGCAGGCCCTCACCGATGCCAACGTGCCTATGGCTGGTCGTACGCTTATCGTGCGTCCTTCCCTCTACACGTCCCTCGCTAAGGATAACTCGATTCAGGCGCAGTATGCTTCCGGCACCAATGCTCCTCTGACCGAGAACCTTCTGCCTCGTATCCACGGCTTTGAAATCAATCAATACACGGCTCTGCCTAACGGTGGCGTCTCTGGTTTCGGTGCTCTCGATGCAAATCTGAAGGGTATCGCTGTTTCGCCTGAGGCCATCCTCATCGCGGCTCGTCTGCCTGCTACCCCGACCAACTGGTATGGTAACGTCGCTACTGCGACGGATGCTGAATCCGGTCTGTCGATTCAGGTTCGTGAGTGGTATGATGGTGACGCCGGCGAGCAGAAGCTCTCGATGTCCATCCTCTACGGTATGAGCGTCGGTAACGCCGCCTGCCTCTCGAAGATTATCGCTTCGTAAGCGATACCCAAGATATTCAAACAGCCCCCTTAATCGGGGGCTTTTTTGTGCCTTGTTGACAAGCCAGCATAGCGTATGGTCCGAGCACCTAAATACGCTGCCGTGATTATAGATGACGGCGACAATCTGACTATCACGCAGTATGCCAATGCTACTCAAGCCAAGGAGGACTATCGAGAAGCTCTGGCTGAAGGATACACGGCATACTTTTATGCCCGCCCGATGAAGCGTAAGACTACTTTGGACGACCCAGCCCCCATCGAGATTACCGACTAATGCCTACGAAGCCCAAGCACTATGCGGTGTTTATTCTCAATGAGAATGGTAGTGGAGTCGTGAAGCAGTTCGACACTTGGCAGGAAGCCAAGGCAGCTTACGCGGCAGAGAGCGCTACGGGCAAGGCGGTGTATCTTTACCCCCAGCCGATGAAGTCTATCGGAGCTGGCTCGTCGCCTATTGAGGCCCCAGCGAAGGTCCCTGTGACCTTTACACCACAGCAGAACACAGGAGAGTTCAATTGGCCGCCCCACCCACCGCTTCCAAGACCGACAGAACGTGAACCCGGTGTCGTCGGACCGTTCCTCCCAGAAAGTAATTATGACAAATGGATGATGTATTGCACGGCTCATCCTACGCACAGGGAATGCACTATTCCCGGAAAGGAAAAGTTTGGAAATGTCATGTCGACCGTATGCTCCTTGGTGGAGGGGGCAACTGTCACCGATGATACTGGCCAACCTTTCCCCGCAAGCATACCAAATCAATTTAAGGCCGACGGCCTTGGGGGAACATTCGAGGCTGGCCCCCCAGAAGGCGCTCAATACTTTGATGGTCCATGTCAGTTGCCGAACGGTTTTCAGAAGTATGGAGACACAATTTTCATAGCTCCTGAAATCGTCATATTCACGCTTAAAAGCACCGCAACAGCAGGTCCGGCTTTCCTTGGAAACGCCGTAGTGGAGCGCCAGCGCGAACTGAAAATGTGGAATGGCGCTGGTGGTTCTGAAGTCGTTCGGACGGAGCATGGATTTCCTGTCCCCGGAGAGCAATATGGAGAGCTTGTCCCAGCGGAGGATGGAGACTCTATCACCAAGCTCGACGGAAGCATCATCGGGACGATAAATGTCGTCTATCCCTTGATGCCATCATCCGACAGTCACATCGAAGAAGTTGGAACAGAGATGGAAGACGTGATGGTCAGTATCGTAGAGCGCGGAACAACCGTGAAGTCTGGAACTCGTTCTGCTGACAAGTTTGAAAACAAGTGGCCTACTATGGACCCAGATAGCGTCGTGTCTAACATTGGATATGACGACCCACCCGGAACAGGAACGGGGGCTTGGTCTATTACCCATGGCCCAAATAGCGATGGCGGTGTGAACTTTGAATGGCTACCGGGAACACCTCCCGATGGCAGACCGCCCGCAGGATGGGCTGGTTATGTAAAGCGAGGCGCAGATGGCAGCTTCGACAGAGTGGACCCCCCCATCCCCACTCCTGAAGGTCAGACTTGGCTGGGTGAATGGGTATACGCCTACTACCCAGATGGGACTATTTTGGATGAGGACTCGGAAAACTACTACAAGTCAGATGGATTGGGAAGCTACTACGCAGAGTCCAAGAACACGACCCCATGCGACCCAGCAGATACGCTAGTCAATGACATGGGCAATGACCCGATATTCGCAAATGTCGGCTGTGGAGACTGGGAAGTCGGCAGGCTTTATTACAGCGTTTACGCTGATGGTAATTGCTCGTTCTACTCGGTCACCACAAGCGACTCTTACACGCCTTCTGGTCAGCTCTTGGGCAAGTGTGGTGACAACTGCTACTTTACCAGCGGAACAGGCACGCCTACGTCAGAACCTTCCTCGCAAGCAGGACAACAAATTGGCGATGCAACGACCTCTCCGCTTGAATATGAGGTGGGGTGCGGGACTTGGACTATTGGAACAAGGTCTGTGGTAACCCTCTCCAATGGAGATTGCACGACGCGGGAAGAAACGACGGATACCTACAATGAGGGCGACATCGGGACCTGCAATGGCTACATTTATTCCGTGGATAGCGTTGGCGCGGTCACTTCACGCCCAGACAACCCGCCTCCTTGCCCTGATGCTGGAACGGAAGCAGGCCGAAGCGGCAACAATGATTTGATGTATGATGCGGGCTGTGGCTCAATTCAGATTGGCTACTACGTCGAAGTCACAATGAACGACGGAAGTTGCGGCACCTACACTTACAACGAGAACACATCCACTCCGGGGGACTTTACGACCTGTAACGGCAACATTTACACCGTTGATAGCGGCGGCAACGTGACCTCGCGCCCAGAGTGCGACTCGTCCGGCACTGACCTTGGCATAGACCCTAGCGACTCTTGCAACAACTTGTATGCTGACGGAACTTGCGGCACATACTCTAATTCTAACGGCTCTTGCGATGATGATGACTGCGAAGACTCGGCGTTGCACACGGAAGGCTCCGAAGGCTGGAGCTACGATGGTTGCTATTGGACTCAAGACCCGAATTGGAATTGCGACGCCTCCGGCACTGACTATGGAGTTTGGGCTGGTGACTCCTGTTACAACGTCTATGCAGACGGCACATGCGGAACATACACTTCTTCCAATGGAAGTTGCGATGGCCCAAACTGCGACTCGTCAGGAACCGACATGGGCGTAGACCCTTACGACTCTTGCTATAACATCTATGCTGATGGTAGCTGTGGCACTTACACATCTGACAACGGAAGCTGCTCGTCCTGCGACTCGTCTGGCAACTTTGTAAACAGCAGCATGGACAGCATATACTACAATGCGGGTTGCGGTGATTGGTATGTTGGTTCTGTTAATTGGCAGGAATACACCGACGGCGACTGCGGGACGTATAAGAACTACGACCCGCCGTCCTACAACGGTTCGGGCAGCTACCTTGGTGAGTGCAATGGCTGGACTTACTACACAGATGGCAATGGTGGAGCATACACTGACTAACGCGCTGGCAGCTCTCGGTTGCCCTTCAAATGAGCCTAGTCTGGCTCGCCGTAACCTTGTAGTTGTCGGAGATGGGGCATTGGCAGCTCGCCCACACCATATGAAGGAAGGGAAGTATGTGGATTTCCCCAAAGGGGGAGAGGCAATCTTCTTGGAAAGCCTACAAGCGCTGAAGCCGGGCGGCGGAGCACAAGCTCTTAAGGCGCTTTGCGAAATTGCGGACAAAATTAAAGTCCCGATTATTCTTATCCCAACGGGATACGCAACAGCCCTTCGCCCATCCCCTCTATCTGTCGAGGAACTCACCGCTTACTACACTAGGTTCGGATTCCAGCCCCTCCGCTCGGTTCGCCCCGGTAAATGGCTCACTTCGATTATGGTGCGTGCAAGTTGACAGTTGTCCACAAACGATATGCCAGCCCCATATAACTCTACCAAAGGCCCGTTCTCTGTGGCCATTTTTGCAACTCAAGATGGCATGAAGCGCACCTCCGTCTACTACGGCGCGGACGAACGCGCCCTCTATGAAGCCGACTTTCAGGATGCACGTGAGTTTGGATACCACTTTCAGGGCCTGTGGCAGCCTGTCTGGGATAAGGACTATGGCAAGCAAGCCAACATCGGCGGCACCTTCCAAGTGAGCGATGGCCAAGGTGGCTACAACACCGTCACCAAGGGCTACACGGACGCCGCCGGCGTTACGCACACCCCTGCTCCTACTTACTTTGAAGACGCGTATGGCGTCTGGCGTCAAGTGGGCAACCCCGACATCATCGACTAATGAGCGACGATACAGAGCCGACCCCGGTTTCCACGCCTCCGCCTGCGCCGGTTGTGCCCCCAAGGCCTACTACGCCTGTCAAGATTGGCAATGTTGAGGTCAAGCCCAACAAGCCCTTCTGGAAGTAAGTTGACATACGCCCACTATCACTATGAGCGCATCTGGCCCCTCTTCTCTCTCCATCGTTGTCCAAAACTGCGGCAGCCCTTCTGAAACCGTTGACATCTTCCATTCGGCCGAAGAAGCCCAAGCTCTTTTCTCGACCTTGGTAATCAACCCGTCTGCCGCTCACTACCTTTTTCTTGAAGCTATGCCTACGAAGGCACTGAAGCCTTCCAAGGTGTCTGGCACTTACGTTGATGCCTTTGGTGTTACTCGCGTTTTCGGCACAGGCGAAATCGACTAATTACCTGTTGACTCGGTAGTTGGTTGGGCATCATCAGAGGTCTTATGTCCCAGAAGTTTTCTATCGTCATCGAAGTTCAGACCGATGGCCGCCCAAAGGCGACTGCGTATCTGAAGTCCGAAGCCCAGCAAGCCGCAGCACATTTCCTTACACTCCGCAACGCGGAGAAAGAAGCGTATCTGTTCCAACATCCTCTCGCAGACCGTCGCTCCAAGAGCGCAGCTCAAGTCGTCGCAACGCTTGGCTTGCGTGATGAAAATGGCAAAGTTCCCGACAGCGTTATTCATGAACAGGAAGTGGCTAAAACAGAGCTCAACGAAGAGGCTCAAAAGAAATCTACCGAGAAAATCAAGAAGGCTTCCAGCAAGAATAAAATCGAAGGCATCAATGAAGCCGTCGACATGTAATTTTCACCCAACAAAAAAATGATTACACACCTCATCGCACTCGTTGTCGGCTTTATCGCCGGCGCCCTCGTGTTCCGCAACAACGCCAAGAAAGCCGAAGCCATCGTGCAGAAGGGCTCCGAAGTCGTTGACAAGGCTGGCATCGCCGTCAAGTCCTTCAAGAAGTAAGTCATGGACAAGAAAGCATTCCAACCCATCCTCGGTGACGACGCTGGCAACCTGACCAAGGCAGGCTATGAGCCTACCCAAATCAAGGTCGCCCAGAAGCACTACGACGAGATGCTGAAAGAGCATCCAGAGGACATGGCTAACGTGACCTTCTCCGAATACCTCTTCAACAATGCCGTCCTCGCGTATTACGTGAAGTTCGGTATGGAGAAGAAGTAAGGAGAGCTGGACACCGGCAACAGGGCATCTTCGGATGCCTTTTTTGTGCCCAAGTAAGATTTGTCCACAATCTTCTTGACATTTCTCATAGGTGGACACATAACAATTATCAAATGGCACGAGGATACTCAAATGCACAAAGCGAGCGGCTTTCCCGCACCGTCAACGTCATCGCAATGATGGCCAAAGACAGGGGCATCGACCCCAGCTCAATGACCTTGGGTGCTGCCGAGAAGTTCGTCCTAGCACGTTACAATGCTCCGGGTGAGAGAGGTCGCTTCGAGGCAGACAAGACCACCCTCCGGGATGAACACGGCGAACAGTCCTTCGAGATGCGTGCCAATGGAATGCGTGCCCCTTCTTACTCCAAGTGGGTAAAGGACAAGGTGGCTATGATGCTCTTCTCCGATAAGACCGCCAAGGACCGCGCCGACTTTGAAGCAACCCCTGAAGGTGCTGCCCTCCGAGCCACCAAGGAAGCCACCTACAAGGCTATGATGGCAAGGTTTGAGAAGGGTGCAGTCCAAATCCCTTACGAGGAACAGAGGAAGCTGGATGCCGCTAATGATGTGGCTGACAAAGCCCTTCGAGCCGCCCAGAGGAATTGGGAACGCCTTAACAACCGCTAATTGACAAGCCTACAAGAATATGGCCAGAGGATACTCCCAATCTCGTTCAGAAAATCCGACCCAGCGGCTTGATTCGCTCTCTCAACAACCCATTCCCAATGCTAATGCCGCATTGATTGGCAATGGTCTTGGGAGCGTTGAAAAGCTTGCCCTCGAACTTAAGGGCAGTCGCGCCTATGATGGCAACTATGAGACAATGAGCGACAAGGACATCGAAGAAACCGCCCAGCACGTCAAGGAAGTCAATGACAAGGCAAAGTCTGATATCGACAAGCTTCTTGCCGGCGGTTGGGACGAAGACAAAATCCAGAAAGCTTATGAGATAAAATCTACTCTTTCAAAACTCTGGCAACAAAACGCCACTCCTAATCCAAATGACCACTTTGCCCACGAAGCGGTAAACATTGACCGCATCGACATCACCGCCCGTGAAGTGAACGAATACAAGGAAATGCAGTATGAAATCAACGAGCTTCTTATGGAGGACGGCCCTCAAGGAGGCGGGTTTGACGAAGGACGTCGAGTATCCAGCGACCGTGAAGACGAACTATCCAACGACATGGGTGACATTGAGCGTAAGTTTGTCACTCAACTCAAGGACCTTCGCACCCGAATCGAGAGGATTACCGGTTAATTTATGGCAAGAGGATATTCCACCGCCCGCTCTGAACAGAGCGACGCTATGCGCAAAGAAGCCACTCGGCTTATTGATGCCGCCCAAAAGATTGAAGCCAAGGAGCGTGAGGATGCGGCCGCGAAAGCCATCGCCGATGCGAAAGCCAAAGCCGAAGCCCTTGTTGCTTCCGGCAAGATTCCGACGGTAGACGAAGTGACTGCTGCTCAAAGGGCAGCCAATGCGTTTTGGGAAGAAAACAAGCCAGCGATTAAAACAGGCTTATACAACGCTAATGCTTGGGCGTCGGAAAAGGCATTGGCAAAGAAGTATCAAGCAATGGTCGAAAGAGTCCGAGAAATGGAAGAAGAACGAAAGGCCCCTGAAAAGCTCAAGGAGCTTGCCGATGCCGCCCTGCGCGACAAGGCCGAAAAGCAAGCCATAAATATTACCAAAAAGGGCAACGACTCTGGCGACAAAGCCACAAACGAAGGCCCCAAGGCACAGAAACTTGCCCTCAAGGTCGAGAAGATTGCGACCAAGGCGTCCATCGCCGCCGATAAATACTTTGGAGCGAAGGACAAGAAGGGCGTGAACGCCCAGAAGAACAAGGAGAAGATGAAGGAGCTCGTCGCAAAGCAGGTTAATGCTATCCCCTTGGAAGTCCGCATCGCCATTCAGCAGCTTTCGAGACACAACCTTGGACAAGACTTAATGGACGCCGGCGTTAACGCCCTCAAATACAACAAATCGAGCGGAAAAATCGTTGGTGGCGAGGACCACGAGAACGGCCGAAATGGAGACGGTGCTTTTGAATACAGCAGTTGGGGTGCTTTACGCAACGAAGCCCGCCGTGAGGGTGTGGACCAGCGCGTTGGCAACGTCACCCACAAGGGTGTCACTTACAAGTGGAAGACGGAGGATTCATCCTACAAGATTGGCTGGGACCCGAAGCAGTTTGCTACCCACGGCAGAATTACAATCAGCGCCGGTGGTAAAACAATTTTCGAGGGCGAAGAATTGGGCATTGAAGGCGGCTGATTGACACCCGCCCATAGCGAATGGGCAACATCTGGGATGAGCTGACTAATGACGGTCCGGAGTTCCTAACGGAGTTCGGCAGGACGGTCGTTTTCCGCAACCAGACCTTCAAGGCATTGGTATCCAGAGCTCCGGTAGAGCAGATGCTTGCCGAGGGTGGCTTTGCATACAACTCAAGCTACAATGTCCGCATCTATGCCCCCGCTGGCAACCCGCTTGAAACATCGCCGCCTACGCAGGGGGAGCACATTACGGTTTTTGGAAGACGCTACACCATAACCAACGTGACCAATCGCCCGCCCGACCCTTGGGTCGATGTCGGGGTCAGCATCAGCTCGAACGCATAATGTCTATCCCACAGGTAAAGGCATCGGTCAGCAACAAAGTCCCTGAGCGAATGAAGCGCTTGGACAAGGGTATGAAATACTCCCTAGGGAAACAGCTTATGGAAAGCTGTAAGCAACTTCTTCGGACTATCATTGCCCATACGCCTCCTTTTGAAGGGAAGCAGGGGACGGGTGGAACTGAGCAGGCAGACAAATCAGGCATGAAGCGAGAAGAACGCTTTATCCGGTCAGCGTTTATGCCTTTGAGCTCGGAGAAGTTTGGTAACCTAATCATGGCAAGGAACGACAAGGCTCTCTGGAACTATGAAAACATTGTTTGGCGCGAAGCCAACTGCGAGGACGCTTGGAACGAGCGCAATATGGACAAGCTTTACGCTATTTTCCAAGCTGCGGGCTGGCCCGCGCAGGAGAACAACACCCCATACTTTAGTGATGTGACGGAGGCTCAATTGGGAGCAATCCTATCTACTCAGGGGGCGGCTAAAGATGCGTCTGCCCACAATCCTTCTGTCCGGGCATACGTCAAAAATCGCGCGGTCATTGAGAAGATGGTCGCCTTTAAGCAAAAAACCGTGGGAGTGGTCAATGCTGGCTGGAAGGCGTGCCTAAGCCAACTGGGGGGAGTGGTAGCCGGCAAGCAGGCAGCCTCAACTGGCTCCGTCGAAAAGAAGGGCGTGGAAACCGAAGTCGTCCAGCACGTTGTCATCAAGAACAACGCTATGAAAAGTCCAGCCATCGTTGCGTCTTACGAGTCCTCGATGACCGAGGAGCAAAAGAAGAAGCTGACCGAACTCCGCTCTGCCTTTAAAAACCAGACTACCGCCGACTTCCGCAGAACCGTCCGCAAACTCTGTGCCAAAGAATCACAAGTAGGCATGGGCGGCACAATCAAGGTTGACCCCGATTGGGTCAAAAAGTGGTGTATCTAATTTATGAGTATTCGTCGAGCAGTCGAAGCCCACGTCAAGCTGTCTACGGAAGCCTTTAAGGGGACTTTCCCCCACACCTTCGTAGAGTCGCTTAGAAACCAAGACAGACCCCTTCCCGGAGTAATTGTAATGGCTGGGGCAGCCGACCCCGCGTTCGACAACCAGCCCGATTCCCTTTCCAATTGGAATGTGCCGGTGACGGTCCTAGTGATGTCCTCGATTGACGACACGACCATCGACCAGCACAGCGAGCTGGTGAACACCATTAGCAATGTGATGTCCCTGCCATCGTCCCGGAAATACTCCAAAATACAGGGCCTTTACATCTACAACATCGCCCAATCGAACATTGCGCACGAAAATCAAGGACGCAGGATGACCGCAATTATGAACTTTAACGCCACCGTGAACTACAAGCCTATTACGGGCTGGTCTGAATAACGTGGAAATCAAGTTTTACATCCTCATCGCCCGCTGGCTTTACAAAACGGCAAGCGCTTTATACAGGGTAGCCGATTGGCTGGGGGATGGATGGATGTCCTTTGCCCAGAAGCCGGTAGACCTAGTAGCCCAGAGGCTCGCAAGCTGGAGCGCCGTTCTCCTGATGAAAGGCTATTGGATGATACAGAACTCGGATGAGTGGGAGCAGTAAGTGGACAAGTTGACAGAACCCCATTTGAAATACGCCCATGCCCCCCGTAACACCTTCTGGCACGACAAATCCTCCGGCTCCCCTCGACCCGTCCGCGTCCCCGGTGACCCACGGCACAATTCTCCACTATGGTTTGGAGAACCTTGCTGTCACAGGTATCCTCATTGACTCGTATCGCAGAGATACGTCCTATGCGGCCACGGATGAGGTTATCGACCAGAGCGGTAGAGTTGTTGGCATTCGCCAGAATGACTTCCGCGCCAACGTGAACATTGATGGTCGCGTGCTTGTTGCTGACGCTGGTGCCACGGTGCCGTCCTACACGGTTAAGCCGGGAGACACCCTTACCATTAACGGCGACACTATTCTTCTTCAGTCTGTTTCTTACAACGGCCAAGCAAGGGGTTTCCACACTCTCTCGATGAGCGGAACTGCTTACGAAGGCGTGTCGGGTGTCAGACCCTTCGGCATGTAATTGATAGCCGCTTCGGCGGCATCATCCTACTATGGATGGAAGATTCCTGACGGCGTTCATTATTCCGGAGGAAAGGGACATTTGCGGCTACAAGCTGCGCCCTTACAACTTGAGGCACATGTTGTATCTGACTGCCATTGATAGTCCGTTTGTTGTCTCCAAATCTGAAAAGGCGATGACGCCAGATGCGTTGCTGATGGCATTGCGCATTTGTTCGACCAATGACGTGCAGACGGCACTAAGGATGAAGCCTACGGTGAGGGAGCAGATGCTGGTGGGTCAGATGATGGCAGACCAGAACATCTTTGCCAAAGCCTTACGCGAGCTGTTGGATTACATCGGCGATGCAAACTCGGTTCCGGTAACCTTTGAAAAGGAGTCAAAACACGTTGGCAAGAAGGCAGACAACGCCCCTCCTCCCCTGCTTATGGCAGTCACGCTGATGGCAAAGCTACACCTAACGAAAGAAGAGGCATGGACTCTTCCGGTTGGGCAAGCCATTTGGTATCTGACAGTCTATGGCATCATCGAGGGTGCGGACACCAAGATTTTAACTACTGAGCAAGAGGGCAAGATGGACTCCGAGGCAGACTTCCTAAAGAAGGTTGAGGCCGACGCGTTGGCAAAACTCCAGAGTTACAATGGCCGGAAGTAATGACATCGACATTAAGGTTGGGGTAAATGCTACCGAAGCTGCCGCAGGCTTCAAGTATGCACAGACTTTGGCATCCACGTTCTCAAGCGAAGTGGTAAGCAAGTTTGCCAGCATCGCTGGGGCTGCTGCTGTGGCTAAAGGAGCGTTTGATGCGGTAACGGAGGCTATGTCCGCTAATGCGGCTATGGCGAAGCAGATTGGTGGATTATCGTCTAAGTTCCACATTGAGCCTAAGGAGGTCCACTCCCTTCTTCTTGCCGCAAACGATGCGGGCGTATCTGTCCGGTCTTTGATGATGGGTATGAAATCCCTTGGAGCCCAAGCATCCAAGGGGCTTATGTCCAAGGAAAATGCGGCGGTGTTTAAGAACCTAGGGGCTGACTTGGATAACCTTGGAAACATTGCCTCAAAGCCGGCAGCTTCCTTTGCGGAAATGGCGACGCTCCTGATGCAGATTGGCAATGAGCAGGACAGGGCTGCATACGGCGCAAAACTTTTTGGTCGTCAATACCAGCAACTCCTACCCTTGATTGAAAAGGTGGGTAAAGATTCTGAAGCCCGCCGGAAGTTCCTCGACAACGAGAACGCAATGAGCAATGCGGAAATTGCGGCCCTGCGCGAACAGGCTCGTCTTCAGGCCGAAATGAAAGACAGTTGGGAGAAGCTTGTCGCCGTTTGGTCGAGAGGAGCTCTTGCGATAACCGGATTTGTGTCTATGATTGCTAAGGCTCTTATGGGAACAAAGGGGCTGGTCGAAGAGTGGCGCAAGGTAAACTCCGAGTGGAAGTCCTATGACACGAACCAAAAGGCTGAAAAACAGGAGAAGTTTGACACCGAAGCCGAAATCTACAAAGAAGACATCGCAAATCTGAACGTTGAGCGAATGAAGGGCGATAAGGCCGTCATCGACCCAGAGCTCCGCAAGCGCATTGAGGCATTTGAGAGAGGAAAGGTTGTTGCCGGGACGGGCACTTTTGCCGGGGCAAACGAAGGTAAGTCTGGGTTTATTGCCGTTGACGGTCAGATGGTGCCTATTGAAGAGGGCAAGGGTAAAGCAATTGGTGGTGGGCTTCCGGTCTGGAAGTCGCCTTACACAAACCAGAATGCAACAGATGTCCTGCCTCAATTGGCTACATCTGGATTGCAGGTTATGACTACGCAGATTACCCAAGAGCTTGAGGCCCGCCAACGCGAAATGGCTCAAATTGAAGCAGAGTTTGGAAGCAACGGCGTTATTAAGGGCATGATGGATATGAACCGCAATAACCCAAATGCGGCTTTTAATCCTTGGGATTTGCAGGCTTCGGATGACGCTGGCACAAAGCCTAAATACTGGAGTCGATTTTCCGGTGGCGAACAGGGTAAAAAAGAGTTTGCTGCGGCAAGACGCTATCGTGAGCTTACAGCCGGCACGTCAACTTTGACTTACGGCAAAAACGCCGATGGCTCGACGAGGACGCTGGAACAGTATTTTGCTGACGGTAAGCCCGTCAATGTGGGGATGATTCCACACCTAAAAGAACAACAAAAAGAATTGGAAACAAAGGGCAACCTTGTTGGCAAGGCCCAGAAGGATTCCAAGGCAGCCGAGGCCACCCGCGCTTACGTCGGTCAGCAGCTTAATCCTATTCTTCAGTCTTTCATTGATGCAAGAGGCATGTCCGGGACGCACTACGTGGAGGATGGCAAAATCATCGAGGGCATAAAGCCCCAAGAGCAGTATAATAAGCAAGTCGAGGACGTGGATGCCCCCCAAAAGGCGAAGAAAGCCAAGCAAGCCGCCCGCGCTCTTAAAAAGAAAGAGAACGCCCGTCTGATGGAAACCGAAGAGATGGCTGGCTTCAAGTTCCGGGCAAAAGTCACGGAAGAGGAACGAGTCGCTTATCAGGCAGAAGAAGTTGACCCTAAGAAGGCGGCTATGGACGCCATTGATGCGGCTCTTAAAACTGCGCAAGCCGAAGCTGCTGCCACCCGCAATTGGAAGCTTGTCCCCAAAGGACAAGAGCACAAGCTTGACGTTCTCACCAAGGATGAAGACCGCGCTGGCACTACTGTCGACGGTAAGGTGGTTGAGGGGTCTGCCAAGGAAAAGTTCCTCAAGTGGAAAACGGCAACAGACCTAGTGGACCAGTTAAAGACCCAATCCGAGGGTGCAAAGAAGGACTATGAAGCTGCTTACTCCACCCAGATTGACAATGAAAATGCCGCAAAGAAGGCAAGAATAGCCCTACAACAAAAAGAAATAACCGAGGGCATTGAGTTTGGGGACAAGGTGTCCGGTATGGACCGCACGCGTCATGAGCGTAAGCTCAAATACATGGCGATGGAGGGCAAGACCCAGAAGGAAATCAATGAAGAGTCCTTCAAGTTTGAGCTCGATAAGCTCCAGCAGTATTACGAGGAATACAACGAGTTGAAAGCCGATGCCGAGTCGGAGGGTAGTATGGGTGGCAAAACTATCACCAAGGAGGAGCAGGACATCCTAGATAAGGCATACAGCAAGGTTGAGGGGCAAGCCGGCAAGGCCGAAGGCGCAATGCTTAAGGCAGCCAGCACTCCCGCATGGCAGGTTATGTCCGATATGCGTTCTATCGGCGGTGGTGGTATGATTGTCGGCCAAACGGCAAACACGGCTATCGCCCAGCTTGAAACCCTGAAAAGCCACTCACCCCTACTGCAATCTATGGACAAGTCCCTCAAGCGGTTGATTGGGGTTGAAGACAAAGTAAGCACTGCGCCAAGCAAGGCGTCGACCCCAGCATACTCCACCTCAAAGGGCTCCGTTCCCTCCAAGCCTGCTCCAAGCCCTTACTATCGGGACTCCAGCGGTTCTGTTCACGACGGTAGCTTCATAACCGAAGACGCGCCTAGTTCGGATTACGTCCCTCCGGAAGACTACGAATCTTGATGACAATTTAACAAAGTTATGCCGATTGACCCGCAAGCCAAAAGTCCGCCGCTTCCTGTAGCCGGAGCTATCGCCAGAAAGAATCAGGGCACAGTAAGTAATCTCATACAGCCAGATTACAGTTACACGCAGGACCAATATGGCCTATTGCAGGGGACGATTTCAAAGATGTGGGACTCGGTTTCTCCAACCGGCGCACCAGTCCCCCCAAAGGGCAATCCTCACCCAATGGATAGCAGAATGGGGGCATACAAGAGTTCGATTTCCTTCAGCAGAAATGGCAAAGCAGTTGTTACGACGGATTACATTGGACTCCTGACTGACCCTACGAAGCCAGAGTGGGATGTGTCATCTAACACGGCAGAGACGTCCATCCTGTTCCATCCTCGCATTGCCGAGTTTGCCGTCTTAAAGGGCGGCGAGGGACCAAACCCAATCGACTCGGTTACTTGGAAGACTTGGGTCGAGTGCGAGCCTAACTCAAACAAGTTCAAACAGTTTGCAATTGGCTCTCCGGGCGACCTTGCTGGCGTGAGCAAGTATCTTATCCCTCGTGCCTCAATCAAATACAGCTTTTACACCAAGCGAGTGGATACTGTTCACAAGTTTATGGCCAACTTGTCCACAACGTCTTCAAGACCCCCAAATGGCCCAATAGAAATCTTCCCGCAGGGCGCGGCAAATTACCTATTGCAGAGCTGCAACGTGACACCATTTGGCATCGTTTACAAGGTGTCTTGCGAGTGGCAGCTTTCGGAACACGGCAAGCCGTGGAATCAATACATTTATCCTGCTTTTGGCTCGCAATCTGGCGGTAGCGGTGGTTACACTAACAAGACACCCCCCAAACCTCTTTAAAAATGGCAACAGCTCCTAATACCGGCGCGGGAGGCTCTGGCGCTCCTGTTGGTCTTAATCTTCCCTTTGTTTCGGAAGGAGATTCAATCAAAGCATCCGACATCAACAATCTGTCTTCGGCGATTGAGAAGATAAGCCTTGGTCTGGGCGCTGGCTATGAGGTCAATACCTATGGCAGAAGGTCAACAATGACTATTGAAGACCAGACGGCTTCTTTACGTTCTCCGTGGCACTGTGTGCGCTCTGGGCAAAAGCTTTTGATTAACGTCGGCAACGTCTTTGTTAATGGAACCACCAATGAGTTCCGACCTCTTTCAAGCTATGGTTTCAGAGATGCTGGAATTAATAAAGGTGCTATTTTCTCTGGCAACAACGTTAAGTTTGAAGTCCCCGGAGCTGACGCGGCCGATTCCGCATCTATCAAGGCTTCAACTGGCATCCTGACATGCAATTTTTTGGCCGGATACTACTACATCGAGGTAGAATACAACATTTTCTCAAACCTCATTGACAACATTCTTACGCTTTCCATCAAAGGCGAAGCCTTTTTGAGGCACTCGGCAACCCCAGATGGCATAGGAACTTACATAAGCCCGATTACTAGAAAGAAGAATCAAAACGTCTATCCTGTTTGTACGGTTACGCCCAATGCAATCATCGTCCAAGGTGTGCGTTCAGACATCTTTGCGCGAGGACCTGACCTACAAGGGAAGTTGCCAGAGCTGCCAGACATTGAATGGCCCGACGTCGAGTTGCCAGATGTCTTCGACTATCCGTTTAAGATTAAATTGGAGCAACTCCAGAATGGCTCATACACGGTCAATCTTGTTCCGGGAACTGTGTGCAATGTGATGCCTACGTATGACAACACAAGCATATATCTTTATCAGCAGAGTCCTTGGACATACTCTCCCGGAGCTGGCGCTCGACCAATGTTCATCTATCTGGCTTGTAAGCCGGGTTCAGAACTTGAAGCGAATGGTGGACGCTTCCCTTACAAGGTAGAGGCTCGCCGAGACTATCACTACAATCCAGAGACTTATGACAAGGACGACGAAGGCACTCTTCTTATCGGGGTTATGCTTTCGGTTCAGAAGACCTTTCAGGTCACGGTTCAGGTCAATGGTAAGGACGTGGTTCAAAACGTCACCAAGTGGGTTGCGCAGGCCAAGCAATTCGTCTCTACATCGGTTTGGGCAGAGCGCCGTAAATACAGCAACCTTGTTGCTTCATACTACTTCTTCCGAGTGTGAGCACCATCAAGCTACCTTACCTAGGACCCCTTGGCAAGGCGGCACTGATTGCGGCATGGACAAAGAACGAGCTCGAAAAGAGACTCTCTTGGCTTTCCCCAACATACACGCAGTGGAATCCAAAGCTTCCTTGGGGGACGGACTACGAAACTCTGACGGAGAACCCTCCCGGAACCCCTAGGGATAGCACCAACGCTCGCCTCGAACCTTGGCGTCGCTGGTATTGGGTAACCGATGGCACTCCAAACAAATGGCTTAACGTTCCATACGAGTATCCTTGGAACATGGCTGCTGGGCAGCTCGCTGCTCATAGCACTCTGGTTGCAGGTTCTTTCCTACATAGCAAGCCGGGTGGAAACAATCAAAGCAGTGCTACGTATGACAACAGGATTGGAATATCTACTATGGACATAGCAGTTTGGAGTCCAAACAGTTACGAAGGCCGCCCTGCGCCATCAAAGGCCGCCAATGAAGTTAAGGACAATCGGACAACTAATTACAGAACTGACCCAGTAATTCTACCAGAATATGTAGAGTATCAGCTTCCTCGTCAAGTTAAGTGTGAGAAACGCGTCTTTGGGGGGCCGTTTGACCCCAACGGGTTAATTACAAGATGGTATACGATTACCGAAAGAGTCTGGCGGGTCAAGGACTTGCAGTATGATGAAAACAACAATCTCATCCGTCCTTGTCCAAAACAAATTAACCCACACACTAACCTAGAAGTAGAGATTTGTGGGAAGTTAATGCACTGGGGTGAGTCATGGACTAAAACAGAAGAATGGAGCTACAATAATTGGCGGCAAGCGGTCTTCCTCGACAATCGTCTAACTCCGGCAACGGTGAGATGGAACCTGCAAGATGAATATTACAACAGTGACGATAGGCATGAGATTTCTACTTATTACGGAAACTACATCACCGATGTTGCTCCTCGTTATGAGTATTCTTGCGACGAGCTTAAATTGGTAAAAACCGTCCTCGAAGGCTGGACAACTGTATTTGAATACATTGTCTGGAAGCGTCCTTACGGGATGAAGGAAAAATGGGAAATTAAGTTCACGGATGAGTTCAAGTATGGCTCATACCAGAAGAAGAAACCTTATCCTTGCTACCGGAAGAAGCCTAGACCAACCAATCGGCGCTATTGGGAGGGCAGACATACTAACCTTCAACCCTCCGAAGGGGCGGCGCCAGATTCAGTCTTCACCCACCGTCAATTTGACCTGAAACCAGAGTGCTATGGTGATGGCAATGTTCGCATAGAGGTCGATGGTGCTGATGATGCCCCAAACACTTGGTATGCCCGCTACCGCTACAAGCCGTCGCAGCATTGGGCAGATGGGTGGGGTATTCGTTGCGAAAGCGCCAACTTTTACAATGAGCCAGAGTTCCGCATCGGTCAGGTGTTTCAATCTGAAACCGAAGTCAATGAGTCTAACCTAGAAAAAGACCCGACAACCGGAAACTACAATGCTTACTTCTGGCAAGGTATGCACAAGGAGCTGTATCCGATGTTTGAGCCGGGTGCATATGTTGGCGGTGCTACATTTACCGACGAGGGGATTCCAAGAACCGCAAATCCAAGCCCGCAGCACGAAGAGGAATTGTCTAAGTATGAGCAAAGAACGAGCACCTATGTGCCGTATTACACCACGCCATACATTCACGGATTTTGGTTCACGATGCCTGTGCATCACTACTCTGCAAACGACCTTTGGAGGACTCTATGCCGGCAAAAGAACAAGGTCTGGCATCCTGAGCGTCCCACCGAAGTCGTGTCCGCGTTGCAGGCTATTAACATTCCGGGGCAGCCTGACGCTTTGTCGCCACCTTTCTTGAGTGCGGCATTGCTGGATACCACTTACATCTTTAACAAGAACACCCTTGTCCCGACGGACTTTGTTCATGCCTCAATGGTAGCTTTGCCGGTCATCGTTACCGCAACCGACGCAGGGGGTTTTCAGGTCAAGACGCCTGTTGAGCCTATTGTTGAGAGAGCTACATTAGACATCACTCCAATCGCTGGTCCCCAAGGCGACGTTGAGGACGTGGAATACAAGCTCCACGTGCGAGGAGGCTTTAAGAAGACTGGTGGAGCCGCCGCCGTTCTTCCGGTCATCAATTATTTTATTCAGCCATGCCCAACGGTGCGCCCAGAGTGGGCAACCTTGGCAAACTATCCTACGGGGTGGGAAATCCATCCAGACCATTACAACACGCACCAAGCGAGACTTATTGGGGAGACGGAAATGAATCACAGATGCGAAGCAGCACCCAATTGGCTGGATACCGACGGCGGGTTTCTTTTCTATTACACAAACGGCTTTACCGGCGTCAATGAAGCGACGGTAATGCAAACAACCTACTTCTATTTCCTTCGTCAGGCTCGCTTGCCCTGCTACAAGCAGACGCACGCGGGGATGTTCGTGACTGTCGAGCTCTTGTTCAGAAAGCACGTTCAAGAAACCATGTATGACCAAGGAGGTCGCAATATGACCTATACAGCCGAGTGGGATGTCGAAAGATACGAGGTTCAATTAAATTGGCCAGACAATCAAGAACTTGAACCCAAGTTTGATGATAATTACTTCCAAAAGGACACTGACCCCGGCAGGACAGAAAAAGAACCCAAGAAAGTCCCTTCGCGCTGGTTATGGGAGTCCACGTTGCCCGCTTACAAAATCTACAAAGTTGGAAATGGTGGAGATTCGGTGCAATCTGGTAGCGTCGAAGACAAACGCGATTGGCAGGCACATGGGCCATATCGCCAGACGGTAACATCAATCGTAACCTATGAGCACACATCGACACAGGGTCAGCCAGAGCCTTATGTTGCCTTTCAGTGGAAGGATAGCGTTTACAAAGCGGGCACTGGACCGTATCGTGGTTCAGACCCTGCTGGGTGGGGTTATTATGAGCACCCTACTAGAAAGAGCACTGGCACCCATCCCGGAGTCGTTAAAACCAAAACCACAACCCTCGAACTAGTTGACGTGAAGATTAACAAAATCTTCGGTCCTGTGTATCGGGGTTACCCCAGCTCTGGTGGCGAGCCGCCGGGGCCGTGATTGACATAGGGCCATTTAAGCAATGACCATCCCTGCACTCATCCGTTCGCCTTTGGTCCTCTGGGCAAACTCCTCAAAGAATGCCCTCCAAGACGAATGGCAGTCAACAGGAACGGTTGATTCAATACGCCTAACGCAGGGCGACACTGTTGCCGTAGAGTTGCATTGGCTCAAGGATGTAAATCAAGCAGGGCTAGTCCACGACGAAGTGGCTTGGCCAGCGGCAGCCAACATCACCCTTGCAATTGGGTTGATTGATGCAGCTCCCGATGCTGGGGTTTTTGCGTTGTCCTATGGCGGTCAGGTTACCGCTGACATACCGTTTAATGCAGACGGCATTGCGGCCGCCGCCAAGCTTAATGCCCTTTCGTCCATTATTGCAGAAGGCGGGGTTACTGTTGTTCGGCAGGCTAATACCTACAAGATTGTGTGGAATAATACTGGGGTGTTGGCGTCAAGTTTGGCCGTAGCCACTAACGACCTTCTCCCTGCCTGCTCTATTGGAACTAATCTTGCTCGCGCCGGAGCTGTTGGCGTCTCGGCAATCTACACCGTTCACGTCAAACAATCCCCGGTTGCCGTGTGCAATACTTGGGAGGATGCGGAACCTGCTCTGCTAACAATTGCATTGGAGTCCACGGTTGGTGCTATCAGGACCTTTGTTCTCAACTTCTCAAAGTTACCTAGGGGTGGTAGCTTTACCATAAGCTATGTATGGGCAACGGGAGGCAAGATTGGCGTTACAGAGGCTATCGCAATTGACTCCTTGGATGCTACTAACATCATAGCAGCCTTTCAGCGGGGGACAAATTGGAATAATATTTGGTTCATTGCTTGCACAAAGCGAAGCCCGCTTGAATACTCAATTTCTATCTGGCTTTCGGCCTTCCCAGTTCCTGCTCCAGTAATTTCGAGCATGTCGATTGCGAACAGCAACATCGTAAACTTCTCGACCAAGGTTGGCCTATTAAGTCTTAACACAATGGAGGTGGAAGCCCTTCTTGCTGGCCAATCCTCTGTCGATGCCGTAATGGAGGTTGAGGTCGAGCTTGCCGGCGAACGACTCACGATTGTCCAAGCGCAATCCTACATTGTCAACGACCTGATTGACACCGATGTTTACGAGCTGGTTCAGTTTGGTGATGTCATCCCTGCGGACAGCGTTGTTCGCTATGACACATCTCAAAGTCTTACAACCGGACAGAAGCTTCAGGCAAGAAACAACATTGGAGCGCTGGGAGCGTCGAGTCTTGATGCCCTAGTAGCCAAGGATGCAGAACTTGAACTCTTAATTTCAGGAGGCAGTCTATCCACCGCCGAACTTGAAGCCATTCAGGGCGCAGCCACGCCGTCTGCAACTAACCTATTCTTGACCCGGAGCGCTTCTGATGCGCTTTACGCAACCCTTGTCCATCAGCACTTGCCGGCAGACATAGTGGGGCTTCAAAGCACTCTGGATTCCCAGAACACAAACATTGGATTGCTGACCATTGACATAGCAAACCTACAAACAACCAAGGCAGCAGTTTACCACACGCAGCCAACATCCACAATTACGGGACTGGACACCATCCTTGCTGGTTACGATACGCGGATAAACGGCTTTGCCGCCTTTAACCACACTCATACTACATTGCAGGTTGATGGGTTAGAAGGCAGGCTGGCTACCCTAGAGCTCTTTCAGACAAACAAGGAGGCGAACGTCCCAACCGCTGGCCAAAAAGCCGCCTTGGATTACGCAAACGCGCCCTCTGACATAAACCCTCTTGTTACCGAAAGCCGGGTGGCAACGCTGTTGGCCAACAACATTACCGGTTTTGCCACGCAGGTCTACGTAAATCTACAGCTCAATGCTGCTATTAACCTTTTGCCAGAACAGTATTTAAGCTTGGGTATTGAAGTGCCTACGGGGGCACCCACTAACCTTACAAATGTTTACTTTCCTCGTGAGCTTTTGATTACCCAAGATGGAGTGAGTTACTACGTTCCAGCTCGGCTGGCTTGACAACCGCCAATAGCACATGGCCAACAGTAAAAAACAGTTATGGATTGCGCCTACAACGGGAAATGTGTATGACAGTCTTAATCTCTCTGCCGATGCCCCAAGCCTTAATTTCACCCAAGGCGATTCTGTGGACATTGAGCTGCACCTGTGTAAGGCGGTAGATGACACATTGGTTGAAATAGAGTTTCCGGTAGACGCGTCTGTCAAGCTTGCCATAGGACGGCGCGACGCCGCACCGCTCACAGGAAACTATGTGATTACGGTGGGCGCAAACCAAACCACCTTGGCGGCAGGAGCCGGAGCGGATGCCATTGAAACGGCATTGAACCTGAACCCTACAATCTTGGCAGAAGGCGGGCTTGATGTCACGCCCCTGTCGGCGGTAATGGTCCAAATCAAGTATCGCACAACCGGAAGTAAGACTTCAATGACGGTGGAAACCTCTGACCTTTTCCCAACCTCTTATGGCAAGCTCATTACAATAAGAGCAGGAGATTCTACTCACCGCGCCACGTTCTTTCTTAAAGTTGCTCAATCACCGGTAGTCTATCAAACTCAATGGGACAGCATTGAGTCTGTTGAGCCAGTAGCGGCAACCATCAAGACAATCGGCCTCGGCTACAAACGTATCGAGTTCAACCCCGCCCCTTCCATCGGCAGCTGGACAATTTCGACAACGCCAAACGTATGGCGAGCATGGAGGCTTCAAGCCAATTGGGGTCTTGCTGGTCAATTTACCACAGTAGATGCTTGGAATAGTGTTACGAGCCTAGTTGTGCCGGCTGTCGCGCAAGATAGCGACTTTGAGTATGTGGCATCTGCGGCCGACGTTACGGCCAACAAGATGTATGCAACGTCTGATTACTTTCAGCCCAAGATTAAAGCCCTTGGCGATGGGGTCTATGATGTCATTTGGGGCTTTTACCCAGATTGGCTGCCGCCAGACACGGCCTATTATGCCCAAGTTGCGAACTTCAAAGTCCCTCCGGTCAACTTTGCTTATCAGTTGTCGATTGACGCGTCGGGGCTAAAGCCAAGAAAGGGCTTTACGGCTACTCTCAATCTTAACTCTGCCGAGGTTGAATACCTACTTTCGGGAGACGCATCCGTTGATGCTTCATTGGAAATCGAAGTAACCACAAGCGGAACGAAGCAGACTATCCTGATGACAGAGTGCGTCATTAAAAATGACATGATTGATGGATACGCATACAGCCCTATCGTGCTGGATGTGGCGACCATTCCAGATGCACCCTCTAATGGAGTATTTTACGGCCGGAAGAACGCTGGGTGGACACCTCTCACAGAGATAGACGGAGGAAGCTTCTAATGACCACATCGCCCTACTCACAGAGAGTCATCAAGCAAGGTTCTACCTTTACGGAAGACGTGCCGGCGTCCATTGCCCAGAGCCTTGGTCTTACTGACTTGGTGGGAGTTACGGTTGCCTCCTCCATCGTGACCAACGACGCGGTAGAGCATCACCTAGTGGTGACTATCCCTGACACCTCCGTCCTTACCTTCAACATCAGCTCGGCAACAGCCGGATGGAAGATTGGCGACGCTAATTGGGACATTAAGTTCACCTTGCTTTCGGGCAGGGTCATCTACACGGATACTATTCCCGTCAAAATCATCAAGCACTTCACCTCCTGAGTGGACACACCTCCAAGAATACTATGACCGATACACCTACGACGCCCGCCCTGCCCGCTTTCGACATCCCGAAGGGATGGAACGCCCTTTACGAGCCGACCTCCAAGAAGGTCTTTGTGCTCAAGGACTTTCCTCTCGGTGGTAAGGCCAATTCTTACTTGACCCTTCTCTCGAAAGCAACGGAAGCAGAGCTTCGCGCCGAAATCACCGCCTTGGGTCTAACGATTGTTGAGCCGGTTGCTCCGACCACTCCTCCGGTTCAGTCCTAAGTAGATGGAGCTGCCCATCAAGCACAAGCGGGGGACAACAGTCCCCACCGCTGGCGACCTTGTAGTTGGCGAAATCGCTATCAACACGGCTACCGGACTGTGCTACACAAAGACGGGCGCAGGCAACGTTGTGGCTATTGGCTTGGATGTAGCTGCTAATTGGGGAAACATAGGAGGCACTCTTTCGTCGCAGACCGACTTACAGAACGCGCTCGATAATAAGTATGATGCCTCTAACCCAAACGGCTACATCCAAGAAGCCAATGTGGACGGCAACCTGTATGGCCGTAAGAACGGCCAATGGGAGTTGATTCCAACTACCGACCTGACGGGCTATGCCACGGAGACTTATGTAACCTCGCAGGGATATATTACCTCCTCTGCCCTTGCGCCATACCTTACATCGGCAACCGCAGCTTCGACCTATTACCCATCGAGCAACCCTTCCAATTTTCTTACGGTATCCAACTTGAGTGGATATGCGACGGAGGTCTATGTCTCCAATTTTGTTTCTACTGGATATGCCTCGCTTATGGGGGCAACTTTCAATGGCAAGGTTGTTGCGCCCTGCTCTACATCTTCTGCCGGACTTAATGTTGGTGCGCTTTCTTCAACATCGGCACCTAA